GGCAGGCCAGTGAGCTACTGGCGAAAGAAGTGCGCAGTGGACTTGATCCTGACTGCGCAAGAGGCCAAGGAACTTGGCCTAGTGGATGCGATATACGGACAGTAGCCCAGATAAACCCCGCTCAGCCTTCGGGTTGAGCGGGGTTTTTTCGTTGAGTGCAGGCGGCACAGTCGTCTGACTTAACGAATCGCATGAAGTGGTCTTTCACCACCGGGTTGTTGCAGACCATCTTCAAGTCGATTGCACCATTTGGTGCCTTGCGCACACCCGCCATGCGAAGCTGGCATTCCGGCCACAGTGGGTGAAAGAGCCACGGGTTAAACTCGTCTCTGGTGTAGCCGTTTACTTCTGGCGGCGGGCCGGCGTCCACAGGCTTGTATTCGATTGACCCGTCGTTATGCACAGCGGGGCGGCTGTACACACTGCCGGCCCCCAGAGGCATGGAGTTCTTGATGCTTGACGCCAGCGGGTGATATGGATCGCTATGCGCGATAACGGCCTGGGGCAGTCCCAGCATTACGGCATCTATCTGTTGTTGTGTTCGAGCAGGTGTTGGCGAGTCATTGCAGCACATGCGGCACCCTAGGGATTGTGAAGGCGGAGATGGTAACTGAATGTTATATCTTCGCCAATTGTGCTAATACCGACCATTTCATTGCCGCTATAAAAGACTATACCATCACACGGGAGCGGTTGGATAACCAACTCATCGCTCTCAATTTCGTTGCCGCCCAAATTCACGCGCTCGAAGAATGCCCACGTTCGGCCATCTATGCCAGGTTCGCCCAGGGTCAACCCGTTGATGAGCGACGACAGGAGAACTTCATCCGGTGGGTCAACGAGAGGCCCAGCCCCTTGTGTAAAGAACGTGAATTCAAGACCGTCTTCAGACGGGATTGGGTCCAAGTCGCAGTCACAGTCACACCAAGCCTGCCCTATCGCGTCCGTGATCTCGTCGATGATCGACTGCTTCCATAGTTCGGGGATAGCCTCAAATGTTATGTCCGGGCAGGTCGAGATTAGCGCGTCCTGGACTTCCTGGATGTCCGCCTTCGACCACCGATGCTTTAGCCCCACTTCCTCTATCGTTGGTAATGGATCGCAACCCGTGGGCGGATTCTGAAGCACATCGTTCACCTGCTGAATGATGCCGTTCCAGTCGGTTCGTTTGAAGGCAGGCATTACAGTACGTCCACGTTTAGAAGATGTCGGTACACTTCGGCTTCAGCTAAAGCGTCGTTCAAGGCGTCGTGCGCCCGTGCGTTTACAACCCCGAAGTGACTGCACAATTCGGTGAGGCCGACGCTGCGGAAGATCGCCTTCTCCCCACGGAAGAATGACTTGTCGTTCAAGCCCAAGGCGTAAGTCATTCCGTCCCGAGCGTGATAGTGGAAGAGCTTCTCCGATAGCGAGACGCCGAGCCACGCTTTTAAGAAGTCCCGTTCAAACGGCCAGTTGTGAGCCAGCGGAATCAGTCGCCGCTCGAAGGGCAGTTCGAGTGAGTTACACCATTCGACGAGCATATCTTCGATATCGCCCGGTTCCCGCTCTTCGAGCATGAGCCGGTCGATGTCGATTCCGTGAACCTTGGTCGCCGCCGGATCGGCTCGCTCTGGGAACCGAGGCTGGATGTATTGGTAGAACGGTGTGATGCCGGGAGCCGGCTTCAGATTGGAGTCGAGAACCACCACGGCTATCTGGATCGGCTCGTGGTAGCCCGCAACGGTCCCGGTCGTCTCGAAGTCCACGGCCGCAACGACGTTACCGTTGAGATGCGGCATGGAAGAATGAATCTTGGTCAAGCGGCCACCCTCCCAATATCAGAGAGCTTCTCGACGCTGAGGGCATACGCCTTCTGCTCGATGGTTTGAACGGGCCAGTCGTGGAGGCCGGACACGGCTGCCGCGATGCAGTAGGCTTCGACCCGCAGTTTGTCGATGTCACCGTGGGCACCCCAGATGTAGTCCCAATCCCGGTAGCCGAGCAGAGCCTTGTCGGCAACGGTGTTGCGCGGGCCGTAACCGGGACGAACGATCTTCTGGACCGTGCCGCCAAGCTCGCGGATGGCAGACACTTCGTTCGGGAAGCGAACGTCGGGGACCACCAGGATGTCGCACTGATGGTCACTCTTGAGCAGGAAATCGATCCACGTCCGCTCGTACACGTTCTGTCGGACGGCCGGTGTGCCCATCGCCACCCAGATTTCCACCGGGGTCTTCCCGATGGTCGGCAGCGGGATGTCGCGGAACTTCTCGCCATCCAGGGTGTCGTAGAACTCCGGCTCTCGCATCCCGTCCCACGCATAGAGATCGTGGCAGATTTGCTTGAGCTTCCACGCGAACGGAATCTTCTTCGCCCGCAGTTTGGAGTTGGCCGCGAACCATGCAACGGCTGCGTTGGCGAACGTGTCCTTGCCTGTTCGAGAGTAGTGGCCGAGGCCGATGATTTTCATGCGATTTCCGATGGGTCACAAAGAACAGCGTCTCCGTACACGGGGCCAACCCTCCCTGCGAGCGATGTCGCCGTCTCATTCATCCGAGCGAACTCGGGCGCTGACTCGTTCACGACTAGGACATCACCCGTAGGCATGTCGATGAACTTGATGAATCCTTTGACCAGCGTTTGCAGCTTCGTCAGCGTCAGTGGTGACTCGACTTGCCGTGCTGGTCCTTCCTCCGGGAAGAACGTCGCCATGCTTAACCCGTTTTCCGAATCCTCCCCTCGACGACGACGAGGGGCTTGTCGGCCGTTGCGTTGGCGTCCCATGAGCAGTTGATGAGGAACACCTTGCTGGCGTTGCCTCGACCGGTCTGGAATTTCAATGGCAGGCCGCGAGTGGTCTTGATCTGCGTCCAGTTGTGCTGCTCTTCCGTTGGCAGCCAAACCTTGAACCGTTCGTAGAACTCGGAGAACGGGATCAGGTGGCCCGGTGCTTCGTGGAGATGTTCACCGACGAACACTTCGAGCGGCGAGCGGTTAAGCTGCTCTGCGCGTTGCTTGTGTGCCGTGTTCACGACGGGTATCCGAAGCCGGCCCATAAGCGGTGGCAGTTCCATATCCAGAAGGGTCCGCATGAAGTGCGGGGCCTCTTCTTCCAGTCGCTCCATGAGGAACTGCTTGGGTATGTCCTTGTCCGGCTTGGGCACGTACATCATGGTGATGCGCGTATCGCCCTCGAAGACAGGAACCATCTCCGGCTTCTGAGCACACTGAACCCAGTGTGTCATGTTCTCGGTCATGTAGCTGTCGGTCCGCATCTTCCGAACCGACAACCGTGGGCTGGTCACAGCATCCTTGATTTTTTCCAGCGATCCCGAGGCTTTCGACACGTCGGTTTCTTCGACCACGCAGAGGATCGCGCCGTCCAGTTCGCCGTTGAACCCAGACTGGTTCGTCAATGATCGGTCTGCCTTGACGACGCCTCGTGTCACCAGCAACCCAAACGCTTCGTGGATGATCGACTTGCCCGAGTTCTCGGGTCCGAACAAGAAGACGTATGGCGTTGGAGTGTATGGCTCCCGCAGGATGGAGGCGAAGATTGCCCGTAGGTAATCGCCGCCCCGGCGGATGCTGGCGGACTTCGCCCAGTCGAGATCACGCAGGTAGGAATCTAATCCCTGGCCGATGTGGTTCAGAACGATGTCCCAGTGCGGATGCAAGGAACCATCGCCCTCGATCCGTGGCGCGGGCTGAAAGCGGTACTGAGGGGCGTTCCTGTTCCATTGCCGGTTGCCGGGATACTCGTCCTGGAAGGGCAGCATGACCAGCTTCCACGGACGCTCCGCGTATCGACCCATGATCTGCTCGGCCTCTGGCTTCGCGTGCCCTCGGGCCTGAAGAATGATCTTGATCTCGCTGAAGGGCTTGCTGGTCCAGCCGCCGTCCGGCTTCTTCGTGGACCAGCCAGCGTGCTCGCCGTTCACGGTCTCCATATTTCTGAGTAGTTGGTCGTAGTCCGAAATCTCCAGCTTCACCGGCTCGGCGACTATGTTGTTGTAAACCTGTGTCCAGGCGTTCTTCTTGTCGCTGCTGTTCCACTGACCCATCTCGTCTGGGTCTCGCTTGTCCTTCGGAATCTCGATGGCGAGCTTTCCATCTTTCGTCTTCCGAATGATCGCTTTGCGATCCTTCAAGTTCTCGTCAACGTCGATCTTGGTCTCGGGGTTGATCGCCTCGGCCACCTTGGCGGCGACCTCTAGGCTGGAGAACTCGTAGCCGCCCTTACTCAGTTCCCGGCCGCCGAGGGCGCGTGCGGCGACCTTTAACGTAGGGCGGATGTTGAATCCGCATGTGGTGTATCCTGTGCCGTCTTGCTCCCAGGTCGGAGCTTCAGCGGAACCACGGCCGAAGCGGTTGATCCGCCAGCCGCCGTGATCCATCGGAAACGCAAAGCAGTTTGCCGTGGCGAGGTCGGCACCCTTCGAGTTGGTTTGGAAGACGCCTTCCAGCCCAAGTTCTTCCTTGCGTTCCATCAGCCTGGCGAAGCCGATGGTATGCGTCTGAAGCAGATGGTGATCCGCGACCCACACACAGACGATGCCCATCTCGGCAATGGCGTCCATGATGAGCTTGTGTTTGTCATCGAGCGACACCCGACGATGAGCGGTCGAGAGTTGCTCGAACACGTCTTCGTCTGTGTCAGTCACGCCGTCCAGGCGGACCTTAGCACGCTTTCGGGTCACAACGTCGATGTGATCGGTCCAGTTGGCTGGCAGCATGTCCTGCGTGAAGGCGGTCGCCGCCGGCTTGATGAGCTTGAGACCTTCGTTCTCCGTCGTGCTCTTCTTGTGCCAGAGCCACATATTGCCGCCACAGGCGTCGATCTGTGTCTGGAAGTCGAAGCCAGCGTCACGGCTCATACAGCCGAGGATGCAGCGAGCTAGGGCCGCGTGCTCGTCATGGTTCTTTGTCTCCACGCCTTCATCGTCTAGGACGACGTAAAGATGCAGGCCCGCGCCGCCGGTGGACCGGCGAGCTTCGACGTAGGGCAGGGCTTGTGCGGCTTCGCGGACCCTATCGAGTTGATCCTTTGATACACCCACGCCGGCCGCATGGCCGACGATGGAGTCGAAGTCGAACCCGACCCAGCGAGAGCGGCGGTTCTTCCAGTCCCAGCCCGTGGACCCCACGCCCACGGCGTAGTTGTCCAGCGGCCACTTCAGTTCGTAGTCGTCGAACTCTGGCGTGGTCGCTGCGTTCTTCGGGATGCGGTAGTTGAACCACGTATTGATACCGTCCGTGAACGTGGACCGCTTGCCGGCGACTGGTTCGCCGTCTGCGGAGTGGACGTTGACCTGGACTTCCATGTCCTTCCCGTAACGCAGGAAGCGTTCGAGAAGGTCGGGACCGTGGTGTGTCCCCTTCGTGATCTTGGCCTTCAGGAAGGCGATGACTGAGCTAACGGCGGTTGGCATCTTCTCGTCGGATTCTCCAGATGTTGTGCGGTGAACATCCAAAGTCCCTTGCGAGCTTCCACGCAGGAGTCTTCGATGTGATGGCTAGTTGTTTCTGTTCTGGGGTCAGTTTTGTGATCGGGACCGTGAATCGCCAACGACCTTTCTGGATACAGTCCTGGATGTTGTCCTGGGATGTGCCCTCAAACAGATGGTCCGGTCGGCAGCAGGCTGGGTTGTCGCATTCGTGAAGAACTTTGTCCTTCGGTTGGCGTCGGTGTTTGAGCCAGAAAGCGGCTCGATGTGCGGCAACCGATGACCCAGGAATTACGAACTGACCGTAGCCGTTCTTGAAGAAGTCGCCTTGCCACTCCCAGCAGGCCGTTGGCTGCTCGTCCGAGCGATCCACGAGGCTGTGGAACTGCTCTTGCTGTGCGGTAGACAGGTTGATTCGGGTTGGCGGTCTCAATATCGTACCTAGTTCGTTGAGTCACTCTTACTATGTGCGGATAACGCCCTGCCGTTCACAAAACGTGACTGGGTTGCCGATTGTGGCCCGGTCCGGTTGTAACGGTCACAGCATCTAAGTCGTGACTGCAAAACGAGTTACGTACTTAGAAGTTATGGATTTACTCAATTACTCTTCCCCAAAACATTGATAAGGATCATTTGATCGCTGCAATCCTGATGTAGACCTAAATCAGAAGAATCGGTAAATCGACCAATCGGCCATACCTAGATACTTGCTCTGAACTTGGCCGGTCAATCCGCACATAGTAAGAGCGTGTGGACAACGACGCCGAATGCCGACTCCTACCGCTCGAAGAGATCGTTGATCCGTGGGTTCTCCTACGACCGATCAACGTCAACTCCATCGAGTACCTCCAGGTTCGAGACACCTGCCGTGTACGGCTCCTGAACTCGATCTCTGTGCGACCCAGCGAACGCTGGCCAGGTAAGTACGAGGTCGTTGATGGTATGTACCGTCTGACGGCCTTCCGAGAGTTAGGCAAGACACACATCCCGGCGACCATTCATCGCGGGATGACGGACGAAGAAGTCCTCGCTTCGCAGATTCAAGCCAACGCTGTCCGCCGCGAAACAACGCCGGTGGAGTTCGCGAAGCAGATGCGGCGCATCCAGAAGTTGATGCCCGACATCACGATGAGCCAGATGTCGGTGATGGTCGGCCGCGAGGTCGGCTGGATCGCCAAGACACTCTCGCTTCTCAACCTGCACAAAGACAACCAGAGGCGAGTCGAGCGGGACGAACTCCCACTCTGCAACGCCTACATGCTGGCGAAGATTCCGGCGTCATTGCAGAAGCAATACGTCGATTACGCCATGCACATGCCCACGGCCGAGTTTGAGGCCCTGGCGCAGTCAGTGATCCGAGCCGTCATGGAGGCGGCAAGGAACGGCAAGCTCGAAGCGGCCTTCGTCGCCGAGTTCAAACCGCAACCTTACCTGCGACCGCTGAAGCGGGTTCTCGAAGAGATCGAGACGCACAAGTTCGGTGCCGAGTTCGTCCTGCGTGGCGACTGCACGCCTATGGCCGCCTGGGACGCCGCCCTGAGATGGGCCGCGAACATCGACGAAGACAGCATCCAGAAACAGCAGAAGGCCGCTACTAAACGCCAACAAACACAACGCATCGAAAGGGACTCCTATCAAAAACTAATCGAATCTGACAACCCACCTGATTGACTCTTCTGTTTTCTTTTCTCTGAGGTTTTGCAAAGTGAGTAATAGTTCTTTGGTCCCCGTGAATCTCGATCTCAATCAATTGCCTTCGACGCAGTTCGCATCGCAGGAAGACTTCGATCGCCTTGGCAAAGGCGCAGGCTTCCTCAGCCGACTGCAACTCTACACGAAGGGCACCGCAGTCAACAAACGGCTGATCGGCCCCGGCGAGTATGGCATCCCCGAAGGCGAAGACACGATCCTGGTCCTTGGTGACTCTATTGACGTGCTCCCCCTGACCCGCCGGCCGAAGGCGATCGACATGAGCGACAAGGAAGCGATCATCACTTCCTATGACGCCCAGTCCGACACCTTCAAGGACATCGCTGCCCGCGCCGGCGGCAAGGACTCGGGCTGCATGTACGGCATCTCGTTCCTGGTCATCGAACGGACCACCGGTCAGTTCCTCGAATTCTTCTGCGGCACGAAATCGACTCGGCCGGAGGCGGGCAAGATTGCTCCCTTCCTGCCTCTGAGTTCGGCCGACATCGAACGACTGGCTGCGGCCGGCAACGATGTCTCGAAGATGGAACCGCACGGCCCTCTGCCGATGACGCTGAAGTCCAAGCTGGTTGAGAAGGGCACCTACTCGTGGCACGTTCCGATCGTGCTGAAGTGCTCGACTCCGTTCTCGAAGATGCCCAAGGAAGCGGACATCTACGCCGAGGTCGCCAAGTTCGTTACCGCTCGCGGCAGCGAAGTTGAGACCGAACCCGCTCCGGTGGCTGACACCAAGAAACGTCGCCGGTAATTCCAACAGCCTCTCCTGTTGTGCGCCGGGCGGCTCTCAAGGGCCGCCCGGCCTTTCTTCTCGCAGGTCGCATGATCCCTGTATCTGTTCTCATCACTCAGCCGTCGATTGACTTCAAGACGTTGCTGACGATCTCGCATCAGGCGTTGGGTTATTCCATAGCCACAGCGAGTGACGAGTCGCGTCGAGACCAACATCCTGCGGAGAGATTTCTTTCGTGCCTCGCCGCCCTGCGTGACCAATACGCTCCGGCTGGCTTGACGCCGAACCTACTCACACACGTCTCGTTCTCGGTGCTCATCATCGCGGACGAGTTCGACACGCTCGACATCCTGGAGTGCGCCGCCGGGATGCCATTCGTCACGACCGAAACGCAAGCTCGCGGTGCTCAACTCACTCTCGTCTCGGGGACTCTCGCCCAGTGGCGTGATGCCGTCGTAACCGGCACGCGGAAGGGCGGCGCAGTGCAGGGTTTGTACTGCCAAATCATGTCCCACTTCGAGTCGGTCAACCTCAACCCGTGGTCGGACTTCAACAAGAAGTGGGCATCCGAGGGTCGGTTGTTCTTATTGGAGCGGAAATGACTGTCGAAGAGATCAAGCTAATCACCGAGACTCGCAAAGGTCGCCGCTTAAAGCATCCGGCCACCATTCGGTTCATTGATGGTCGGATCGAGTTCCTTGAATCGCCTTTCGCGCTGAAAGACGAGATCAAGGCGATGAAGGGCGCGAAGTGGCATGGCTACGACGATCAGCCCCGCAAGCTCTGGTCGATAGAAGACTGCTATCGCAATCGGTTCCAGCTTTCATACCTGAAGGGCGAGAACCCATATGCATGGTTCGATCGTGAGAAGAAGGTTGGCAAGTACCGCCGGCCGTTAATGCTTCACCAGTGCGATCTGGTGGACAATGCTTTGGCGTACCACTTCCAGATTTGGGCGGCAGAGATGGGCACCGGCAAGACGCTGGCTGCCATTACCGTAATGGAAGAGTCAGGGATCAAGGAATGGATTTGGTGTGGTCCGAAGTCCGCTCTTAAGGCCATCGAACGCGAGTTCAAGAAGTGGAAGCTCGACCCGAGCATCAAGGTCACACTGATGACTTACGATGCCCTGGCGACCCTGATGGATCGCTGGCCGAAGGGTGAGAAGCCGCCGATGGGCGTGATCTTTGACGAGTCTTCTCGTCTGAAGACGGCGACCAGCCAGCGGACCAAGGCCGCTCAGATGCTCGCCGATCTTATCCGGCAGCATTACGGCTACGACGGCTATGTGATCCTGATGTCAGGCACGCCGTCGCCAAAATCGCCAGTCGATTGGTGGGCGCAGGCTGAGATCGCCTACCCCGGCTTCCTGAAGGAAGGGACGCCGAAGTCGCTCGAACAGCGGCTCGCGTTCCTCGCACTGGAAGAGTACGACTCTGGCGCTCACTTCAAACGGCAAGGCTGGAAGGACGACGAACGCAAGTGCCATAAATGCGGCAAGTTTGAACCCGAGCACGAAGCCAAGTTCGACGAGAACACCGGCGAGATGACCCAGGGGGCAGACCACAAGTTCGAGGAAAGCGTAAACGAAGTCGCCCTCATGCACGAGCGCCTCGCGGGCCTCGTCGTGGTGAAGCATAAGAAGGACTGCCTGGACCTCCCGGACAAGCAGTACCGAACGATCTTCTGCAAGCCAAGCAAGTCCACTCTGCGTGTCGCCCAGGCGTTGGTGGATTCGGCCGAGAACGCTGTTGGTGGTTTGACTCTGCTACGCGAATTGTCGGACGGCTTCCAGTACCGCCAGCAGGAAGACGGGATGACGCCTTGCACGCACTGTGCCAAGACGGGCCTTGTCTCCGAGTGGACCGATCCCGAAGACCCGGACCGGGTGTACTCGTGCGTTGACATGATGGACCCGGATGTCGTCACCCGCCTTGAGAAGGCGGAAGTCACCTGCCCTGCGTGCGGTGGCGATAAAGAGGTCAAGAAGTACATCCGAATCACTCGGGAAATCCCCTGCCCGAAGGAAGCTGCGGTAGTCCAACTGCTCGAAGAGTGCGAAGAGCAGGGGCGCATGGTTCTGTTCGCGGGTTTCACCGGCAGTGTTGATCGCTGTGTGAATATCTGCCTGCAAAAGAAGTGGGATGTTGTTCGCTGTGATGGCCGTGGCTTCCTGGTCTTCAGGATCACGTCAGACAATAAGATCGAACAACTGCCGCGCGAAGATGCGCTCGAATACTGGTCCAACAGAGACAACGCCAAGGTAGTGTTCGTTGCGCACCCGGAGAGCGGCGGAATGGGACTGACTTTGGTAGAGGCGAGCGTGGCCTGCTTTTATAGCAACAGCTTCAAACCTGAGTATAGATCGCAAGCAGAAGATAGGGTCCACCGCAAAGGGATGGATGAAAACCTAGGTTGTCAGATTGTTGATCTGATCCATCTCCCATCCGACCAGCGTGTTATCGACGTGGTGCGTGAGAACAGGCGTCTTGAATTATTGACTATGGGTGAACTTGTTGACGCCCTCAATGACGAATCGGTGTGCGGGGATGGCGAATTGGTGGAGGTCTCGGGTTGAGGATGCGTGCGACGAAAGTTTGTACGAAGTGCGGACGCCGTAAGAGTGTGTCGGCATTCTACTTTGATTCTCGCTAGCAAAGACATCATGCACAGTGCAAGAAGTGCAAATGTCAGTATGAGCGTCAAAGGATGAAGAACGACGTGCATCGCGCGTCTAAGAATGCTTACGCCCGCTCGTGGAGGAAGAAACCCGAAAACAAGAAGAGGTATCTGGCCTATTTCCAAGGCTGGCGAAGTCTCAATGGCAAAAGAGTAAAGGGCTATCAACTCAAGTCCCGGTACGGCATATCGAACGCCGACCACTTACTTATGTTGCGACTACAAGACAACAAGTGTGCCATTTGCAAGGAACCATTCAAAAGCTCACCGCATGTGGACCACTGCCATCGCACCGGTAAAGTGCGCGGTCTTCTTTGTCCAGGATGCAACCACGGTTTAGGTCGTTTCAAGGATTCGATTACAGCGTTGTTGAATGCGGTCTCTTACTTGAAGGCCGCCTGACCAAATCTAACCACCAACTGATACGAACGAAATGAGCAAACTGACAGACAAGAAGGTCGCCGCCATTAAGGCCGACTTGACCGATCGCATGACGCAGCCCGAGGTTGCCAAGAAGCACCGGATCAGCCGCTCGGCCGTCTCGGACATCGCCACGGAGCGCAGTCACAAGAAGGTGCCGTGGCCGGACGGCGAACCGCCCGTGAAGCGGGCCGGTGGACAGCGCAAGAACGTCCCCGGCCACGATCCGACCAACGAGCGAATCCAGGAACTCGAATCTGAGGTTTTGCATCTCCGCGAAGAGCGGGATCACGCACGGAAGTCTGCGCGACTGACCAGCAAGCAGCACGGCATCTTCAAGGCCGTGGTCAAGGAAATGGAGGGGCGAGTCCAGCCCTTCAAGGCCCTGCCGCAGTCGCGTGAGTTCGCGTCCCGCAAGGACACGATCGAAGAGCATGTGGTTATGCACCTGAGCGACGGGCACCACGACCAGATCGTGACCCGCGAAGAGTCGGGTGGCTTGGAAGAATACAACTTCCCTATCTCATGTCGGCGTGCCGAGAACTACGTTGACACGCTGATCGACTGGACCCAGGAAACGCTCAGCCCTCGGTTCAACTTCAAGTGCCTGACCGTGCTCGCTTACGGGGATCATACCTCTGGCGAGATTCACGGGCACGTCGCCCGGAGCTACTTCCGCAATCAGTTCAAGAACACGTTCGCCATCGGGCAGTTGCACGCCCTGATGTACCGCGACCTGGCCCCGCACTTCGACCAGATCAACGTCGTGTACCTGCCGGGCAACCACGGCCGCCGCTCCACCAAGAAGGACTACCACGGTGCGCACGACAACTGGGATTACTTGGTGGCCGAGATTGCTCGACTGCACTTGCAGGACGTGCCCAACGTCTCGTTCCTGATCCCGAACGCCTTCAGTGTGAACATCAACATCAACGGTGTTGGGTTCAACCTGAGCCACGGCGACGACGTGCAAGGCAGCCTGGGCATCCCGTTCTACGGGATGGTCCGCCGGCAGAAGGGCCTGATCGCCCTGAACTCGATGGCCGGTGGCCAACGCATTCGCTACTTCTGCATGGGCCATCACCACGTTCAAGGTGCCCTCGCGGACATCGACGGCGAGCTTGTGTTGAACGGAGCTTGGCCGGGCACCGATAGCTATTCCTACAACCGGTTCGTCGGCTTCCGCGAGCCGAGCCAGTTGATCCACGGCGTCAACCCCAAGCACGGCATTACATGGCGGATGAACGTGCATCTCCGCTCGCAAGACGAGGCCAAAGGACCACGCCGCTACAAGATCGAACTATGAAGAAGCGCGACAAAGGATTCGAGAGGGTGGCCGACTACCGGGATAACTTTCGGGTCGCCGGCCTACGTGGCACCGAGCTTCAACGTCTCATCGCGATTCTCCGTCGAACGGAGATCAGCTTGATCGACGGGCTTGTCGAACTTGGCGTCTCTACGGGTTATCTAACGGCCGACAGCCTGGATGCGATCCGGGAGAAGCTCAACGAGTGGTACGACTTCTCGCAGCACCCTGAGACCCAGAAGTGGAACTATGGCAATTGTTAATCGGAAGTACGGCTACCTGTTCCTGGCCGAGCCGTACTGTGCCTCACGGGCCGTTGGCATCGCCCTGGCTCAGCACGAAGGCTCCGTGGTGCTCGACTGCTGGGTCCACGAGCCGCTTAGACGATTGTACGAACTGGATATGGTTCGGCCACACGAGCCACTCTTCAAGTTCTCGATCGTTCGCCATCCCGGTGACTATCTAGTCACGAAGTACCATCACTTAACGGGCTGGCATAAAAGGGGCTTCAGAGAGTTCCTCCGAGCGCACCTGGAACCTGCCGAGCCAACACTGTTCATGCACGCCGCCGTGATGGACCGGACTCTAAAGTTCGAGCTTCTCCAAACGCAACTCAACGACATCCTGGAAGCCCGTGACGCCCCGCCCGTGGAACTTCCAGTCATCGGCAAAACCAAGGACAAGAAGCACTGGCGGTCTTACTACTCGACCGGTGACATCTGGCACATTGACGAAATCCTCCCCGACTTCAAGACCTACGGATACCGAGTGAAATGAGCTTCTTCCCTCCCGTCTATCCCCCAGACTTCCACGCTGACGATCTACGGTTCCACGCTGAGTACCGCTGGGACTCGCAGAAGATCGACCTGCGTGTAATCCACTACCACGGTCTCGGCGGCCGAGTCATCAGTCTCGCCGAGCCGCTCGTGATGAAGGTCCGCGACCGGGATTCCGCTGACTTCGTACCTCCCGCCCTCTCACTCCGAACTGCAACTGCTCAAAACCTGATGGACCAACTCTGGCAGTGCGGCCTCCGGCCAACCGAAGGCACTGGCAGTGCGGGATCGCTGGCGGCGACACAGCGACACCTGGACGACATGCGTGTGATCGCCTTCAACAGCCTCGGAATCCCTAATGAAAACGGCCCGCAAGTCTCCAAGGTCAATCGCTGAACTGTCCGACAAGCTCTTCCCCAACTCGCCGATAGAAGTTGCGATCGACGGGAGTGAGTACCACATCTACGTCGAAGGGGAATGGAACCGCAAGTCGGACACCCTTCGAGAAGTCATCGAACAGATTGACAACATCATTAAGTTGTACGGCGATGACTGGTGGTATCCCAGCACCCGCGTCAACCCATGCTGGCACAAGTGGCCCGCCGTAAACGTAGTCTCTCTTGCAAAATGGACCGCATGAAGAAACGCACACGCACACCGCTGAAGAGGAACGAGAAGTACGCTGTCTTCGACTTGCCTCTCGATGAACTGTACTACGATGAAGAGTTCAACTGCCGTGGGCCGATCAGCCCACAGAGCGTCCAGAGCTTGTCACAAACGCTCGAAGAGGACGGCCTTCAGTTCCCGATCATCGTCCAGCCCGTTTCTGACGTTCAGGACGCCGTTTTACGGGGCTGGCTCGAAACAGGCGGATACGGCTGGAGGATCGTCGCCGGCCATCGCCGGTTCAGGGCGTTCAAGTTCCTGAAGTGGACGACGATCCCAGCCATGATCCGCGCGAACCTAACGGAGCGTCAGGCACAGATCATCAACTTCACGGAGAACCTGGAGCGAGCGGACCTCAACATCATCGAAGAGGCCCAGGTCATCCGCAAGCTCTACCCGATCTTGGGCACCCAGGACAGCGACACGTCGCTGCGTGGGGCCGGAAAGGAAATGAAGAAGTCAGCCCGATGGGTCGAGGCTCGCCTGCGACTCCTGGAGTTCCCTGAGAAGGTCCAGCAGATGCTGGCCTCGGGGCGTCTGCCGAAGCACTACATAGACAATCTCTGGCGTTGCAAGACGCAGGATGAACGACTCACCCTGGCCGAGGCGATAGTCAAGGCCAGCGTCAAGAGTCGCAACGGCAAGCTGTCGATCCGACACGACAAGTTGCCCGAGCACCTGCGCCGCAAGTACACGAAGAGCAGCCGCAGCAAGGCCGAGATTATGAAGATTATGGTCAGGCTGCTGGACGCCTCCATCATCGGTCTGGCTCCCCGCGTCGGCGCGTGGTGTGCGGGTTACATCACGACTGACGAATTGTTGGAAGACATCAAGAAACGCGCGCACCACTATCGCAACGTCGGTGTAGAAGAACGGACTTATGAAGACCCTGCCGCCCCACGTTGATCTGTTGCGCCAGAAGGCCGGCACTCGCATTCTTCTCGAAACAACGATAGGCATCTGGGACTTCAAGTTGAACAACCCGGCGGGCCTGCTGATCGAAGTGACGAGCACCGATCCGAGATTCTGTCATCGAACCAAACCCTGCCTTGGCCAGTTTATCGAATCCACGGAGCCGAAGTCTGGCCCGCCCCTATTCGAGAAGGGCAAGCTCATCAAGGGTTGGATGTTCTCCATCCGTTTCGCCGACGTAATCCTGATTGCTGAACCCGTTCAGTCGATCAACATCTCAGGCGACGGCTGGTCTTACGAGATTGCATCGTAGCTCAGAGGTAGAGCGCCCGACTGTTAATCGGGTGGTCCCAGGTTCGACCCCTGGCGATGCAGCTTTGGTGCCGTGCCTGCCAAGTCAGGCTGAACCCATAGATCGTGTCGTCTGGTGACTGGGGTGGCCTTGTCAGCCTAGAGAGATACCTGCCCGCGTGACTGCGGGGAAGACGCACGGCGAAGGCACCTTCTTACACAACGAGGAAAGCATGTCGGAGAAGAAGTCAATCCAAGTGAGCGGTGGCATCGGCTTCGGCGGCCTGCTCACCATCCTCTTCATCGGTCTGAAGCTCACCGGCTACATCAACTGGTCGTGGCTCTGGGTCTTGTCGCCGATGTGGCTGCCCGTCGCGATCTTCCTCGCCTTCATGGGTTTCTGCCTGTTGATGGCGGGCCTCTGCACGGCGTTGATCGCCATCCTTGAACGCTACTGCAAATGAACAACCCAATCGGACAACGCTTCGAGCTTTGGCAGTCCGAGTACGTCCGGGACGACTACGAAGATCAGATGGGTCGCAAGCACGAGGCCCAGGTCGTGCGCCGCAAGGTCATCGTGACCGTTGTGGAAACTCGCGCCACTGTGGGTGGCTACACGGGCAAGACTTACCCGGATGGCTACTGGATTGCTAAGGACGAAGCCGGCGTCGAGTACACGCAGATGTTCGACGAGATCAGCATGGGCGGCCGAGAGCGTTGGCACGACAGTCTGCGTGGGTCTTGGACCAGAGCACAGCGGGGCTGGTTGACGCCTTACATAAACCCGGATGGCACCAAGGCCGTCCCACAGGTGCTCGATGCCTGACACAACACTGGGCGCAAAGCACGCTCTCATCATTCTCTTCGGCCCAGTGATCCTGGTCGCGGTGATACTCGTCGTCGGCCTTCTGGTCGCCGGTATCCGCCGGCTCTGCCGTCGCAAGGTGACGCTGCTGAGGATGCTCGATGACGACGGCAAAGTCCTTAACGAGATGGAGTACAGCGAAGACGAGATGTGCTGCGGCTCCCGGTCGGGTGCGACGAGCGAGATGTGTGGCGGATGTTGCCGCTGCATCGAGATGCAAATGGCTCACTACGGAACACGCTACGACATCGTGGATGCCTACCTGTAAATGAATCTTCTGTTCCTCGACTCTGAGACGTGCGGCCTGCACAGCATGATGGTCCTCCTGCAATACGCGGAGGACGATGGGCCGATCGTTCTGTACAACATCTGGAAGGAACCAGTCGGTAAGACGCTCGATCTTCTTGAATGGATAGCGTCTAAGACAGTCGTGGGCTTCAACCTCGCCTTCGACTGGTTTCACGTCGCCAAAATCTACACTATCTGGCGGCTCCTGCCTCGGGACTGGATTCCCGAAGAGCACATCGAACAAATCGCACTGCTTGAACCCCTGGGCCAAGACGGTCCGTGCATCAAGCCCTTCTCTGCGTGCGACCTTCTGCTGCACTCGCGTAAGAACGAGTTCCAGTCTCTCATGGCTCGTGAGGACATCCGCATTCGTCGGGTGCCCACCGCCCTCGCCTACGTGCTCGCCGAAGAGCTTGAGCAGCGCGTCGAGATCGACGGCATCTTCTTCGCCCGTTCCGCTGATCCTGATGCGCCGAAGTGGAGGGTTTACGACATCTTCAAGCACGGCGAACTGGACCCGGACTTCAAGGACGTGTGCCTCAAGTTCAATCCGGCCGGCGGCCTGAAGTTCCTCGCTGAGTACGCCCTGGGATACAAGCCAAAGTTCCACTTCACCGATGTCGAGCCTCCGAAGGACTCGCGCCCGGTCGAGTTCGGCTATGCGCCAACGGCTCTCTCCGTGAGCACACCAGATCAGGACTGGGCCGTGTACGAAGAAGAGGACGGCAAGTACAAGCTGAAGGGCCACGCTTGGCCTGCCAAGATCAAGACGCACATCGACCACTGGGCCGATAACGAGCCGGCGCGTGAGTACGCCTCTGACGACATCCTCTACACTCGCGAGCTTTACAAGCACTTCAAATGCCCAGTGCCGGGAGACGACGACTCCATTCTGGCCACGATGGTCCCGATCGTGCGTTGGCGAGGTTTCAAGATCGACGTAACCGGTATGCAGGCCCTCTGCGAAGCAGCACGGCAAGTCGTCGCCAATGCACCGGTGCGAGTCACTCGGCCGCAGGAAGTCCGGGCCTACCTCACGGAAGTCATGGATGATACCGAGGCGATGTTCATTGAGGACACGACCAAGAAGGCCAAGCTAGAAGCGATCGTCAACTGGATCATCGAAGAGGAAGAGGAATGCACCGCCTGCTTTGCCGGCGACCCCACCGTCTGCAAGCGTTGCAGTGGGGCAGGCAAGCTGAAGCCGGGCAAGCACCCGGCCGCCGCCCGCGCCCGTGAGTTGCTGGACGTGAAGCACGCCGTCAAAGAGATCGAGCTTTACGAGAAGCTGATCCGGGCCTGCAAGTTCCACGCCAGCTTCAACGTCATCGGCACGATGTCCAGCCGTATGTCCGGCGGCGACGGCCTGAACGCCCAGGGCATCAAGAAGACCAAGGAAGTTCGTATGAACTTCCCGCTGGCCTGGGCAGCACCCGACTTATCGCTCATCAGGGATCGCCTCGAAGCGTTCCTTGGTCTGGACGATGAAGCTCTTGAGGCGCACTGGCATTACGTCAAGGCTTGCTACTTGGGCGTGGACTTCGAGCTATGCGGCGGCGACTTCGATGCGTTCGAGGTCACGCTGGCCGATGCTGTGTACAACGATCCGCAACTGCGGAAGGCCCTGGTCACGAAGGTTCCCTGCCACAAGTGCGAAGGCCGTGGCAAGATCGACCCGTGCAAGCCGTGCAAAGGCAAGGGCAAGAACAAAGAGACAGGGCTGGAGTGCAAGACCTGCGAGGGCAGGGGCCGCTTCATCATCATCGACGATGAGCAGTTTGAGAAGGTTCTACAGCAACTTATCGACTGCGGCGGCTGCGAGGGCCTGGGCCTAACGACCAAGAAGATTCACGGTCTGTTCGGCATGGCCTTGTTCCCCGGCAAGACATACGAAGAAATCCTTGCGTCAGATGGCAGCAAGGAACTCGATATGTACACGCTCGCGAAGAGCGGCGTGTTCGCGATGATCTACGGCGGCAACGCCGACACACTCCATAAGAACCTCGGTGTGTCCAAGGAAGTCGCTCAAGCTGCCTTCGAGCAGTGGGGCCGGATGTTCCCTGGCATCGAGAAGGCTCGCAATCGCATCCTGCGGAACTTCTGCTCGATGCGTCAGATGGCGAACCGTCAAGTCGTCTGGGCCGAACCAGCCGACTACTGCGAAACTTTCCTCGGCTTCCGTCGTTACTTCACCCTTGAGAACAAAATCTGCAAGGCCCTGTTTGATCTTGCAAACAAGCCGCCACCGGCTTGGCGGAAGTGCCCGGTCAAGGTTGTTCGCCGCGACAGGATTCAGACGGCAGGCGGTGCTGTGTCGTCTGCCCTGTACGGATCAGCGTTCGCGATCCAGCAGGCCAACATGCGTGCGGCGTCCAACCACGAGATTCAAAGTCCCGGCGGTCAGATCACCAAGCACGTTCAGCGCCGCATCTGGGACTTGCAACCGTGCGGAGTCCATCCGCTATACGTCGCCCCGATGAACATCCACGACGAACTCCAGTGCGTCACGCACCCGGATTACGTCGAGCCTGTCGCCCAGGCGGTGAAGGAAGGCGTCGAGAGCTTCCGAGACAAGGTAGCTCTGATCGGCATGACGTGGAACAAGGCGATGGCGAACTGGGCCGAGAAGAAGGGCGGCACTGTCACCCTCAAGATTCAGCCGCCTGGGATGAATGAAAACGGTCTTAACGCGCACGCCGCGTGACCCATGCTGCGAGAGACGGTGTACTACAAGTGGGTCGAATAAAGCGTGCCCTCCACGGGCCGGAATGGTTCATCCAGCGAGACTTGATCGAGTTCTTAAAGGCTCGTCAATGGCTGGTTGAACGCATGATCGGGAACGCCTTTCAGATGGGCATCCCCGATTTATACATCCACCACATCAAGTGGGGGTCGCGGTGGATCGACTGCAAAGTCGAGGGCCGCTACACGTTCACCAAACCCCAGAAGCGCAAGTGGCCACTCTGGGAGAGCTATGGCGTCGGCATCTGGATCATCACCGCCGCCACGCAGTCTGAGTACGACAAGCTCTTCAAGCCACCGAACTGGCGCGACTACTGGAAACCCCAGTGGGGCGAGATTCCAGACATCGACAAGCTCCTGGCCGAGATACGCCTAGATGATGAAGCCACCGACACCGATTGTTAAATCGAACCAATGGTCGTGCGAGATCACGTCCTATGCGATGGCTACCAATCAACCGATCAGCGAGTTCATCCGCCTGATCGGTCACAACGGCGGCGAGATCACATATCCAGGAATGCGTGAGCCTTTCTGCCGACGTGGGTTCCATCACCAGGAACTCATCATGGCATCGATGCTCATGGGCTTCACCGTCACGCCGTTCGAGTTGATCCCAGCGTCCCTTCCCCGTTCACCTAACCCGCACCCGGCCCACGAAGGCCGCAGCATCGTCCATCCGCTGCTGATCGACACAGCGATGCGTCGGCAGATGTTCCAACGCCTGATAGACAACCGGCGTGGCGTTCTCACTGGCCGCTGCCGGGTCTCTCACCACGCCGTCACGTTCTTCATGGGTCTAATCATCGACCCGGACGGAGACACGTACCCCTTCTCTTTCAAGGCATGTGAAGACCGTGGGTTCTACCCATCATGCCTCTGGATCGTTGACGAATGCCCGCAGCAAAAGACATTGAAATCCTGAAGCGGCCGATGCCGGCTGTCACCCAGGGCGCGAACGCCCGCCTGTATCCTCTCGTCGTGGCCGGTGATCCTGCCGCCCGCGAAGAGATGATCCAGGTCAACTCGCCGCTGGTCGGCAACCGGGTCTCGGCTTACTTAGCCAAGTTCCCGAAGTGCCAACACCTGCGGGACGACCTGATCTCCCAGGGCTACGTCGGCCTTGTGACGGCCGTGAACAACATGGTTGGGTCGGACGTGCCGAACCCTAACCCTCTGGGGTTCATGTCGTTCCACATCCAGAAGGCCCTCGGCGAGTTGATGGATCAGGAAGCCACGATCCGCGTACCCAAGCGGACGTACATGGAGAACAAGGCCAAGGGCAAGCTGATTGATCGGCCGGACAAGGACGGTTCGGCTTCAATCGATGATGTGCTGAAGAAGGATGGGGAACGTGATCCCCGAAGCCTCGTCGATCTCATGGACGAACTCTTGGGCTGCTGCGAATCGCCCACCGAACGCCAGATCGTGAAACATCGAGCCGATGGCCGGTCGGATGCAGAGATCGCGGAGATTCTCGGCATCCCCAAAACCACGACCTACATGATGCGGCGCGGCATCTATGCCCGCTTCCTGCAACGCAACCCTGAGTACGACGGCGAAGTATGATCCGAAGAATTCTCTTAGACCTGGACGACACGCTCAACACATTGACGCTGCACATTCTCGGGGCGGTGCGAGGGTTGAACATCGGGCCGTATGACTATGACCGTTTCCCGGTGGAGGTCGGTTACGGGATTATCGACGCCTACGAGAAGTTGAAGGTTCTTGAGCCGAACCCCCAGGACTTTGAGTCGTTCTCGATTCAAGCCTTCTGGGACTCCGTGCCTCGCTCAGCGTGGTCGCACACACCCAAGTCGCCTCAGTTCGACTTCTTGATCGAATCCGCTGAGCGTCAAGTCGGCCGTGAGAACGTCTGCATCCTCACGTCGCCGACCAAAGACCCCGAGTCACTCGCCGGCAAGTTGGAGTGGATTCACGACAATCTGCCAAGCTGGCTGCATCGCCAATACCTCGTCGGGCCTCGCAAATACTTCTGTGCCAGGCCCGACACGCTGTTGATCGATGACAGCGACGACAACTGCAAACTTTTCCGTGAGCACGGCGGCCATGCCATCCTCGTGCCCCGCCCGTGGAACACAAACCACCATCTAAACACTGATGTGCATCTGGCGGATCGTTTCCGCTGCTACGAATCAGTATCTCGGAGAATCGCTGCATGAATTTCTTGCGACACAACCTCGTCACTCTCGCCCTGGTGCTGATCGTGGCGGGCGTCACTGCTCTGAACTCGTACACGATGACGACGGGCCTCGCCCAGTTCCACATGAACAACTCCGACCTGATCGCCCAGGTGGCGTTCTCGGCGTCGGACCGGTGCGATCGCCTGGAGTTCGCGCTGAACAAGCTCTGGGACGATCACGTCCAAGTGATCGCCGCCGCTAATGAGATGTCCGAGGAACTGTCGGCCGCCGGTAAACACATACGGGACTGCCACACGTTGCTGGAGAAGGCGGGCATCAAGCCGCCCGAGGGCTTTCCGCTTGAGTGCCCGATGAAAATTAAGTCGGACAAAGACGCTTAGGTCTCCACCGGCCAGGTTCGTGTGTAGCACACGTGGAGCTACACCATGAATCACGACGAACTGCCGACCATCCTGTTTATTCCGACCGAATGGGTTGCACGGGCGATGGACCTACACGCCCGGACGGGACGGCCGGTGGAACTCGGTTTCTATCCGACCAAGATCGACCGCCGCGCATTCGAGCGACAGTCGATGGATTCTGTCTTGGCTCGCAGCGAACGAGCCTCCCTACTGGAACCCTGCTGTGGCTAAGAAGAAATCTGGACCTCCGCGCCGAGAGTTCTTGCAACTCGCAAAGACTCTGGACAAAGGGAAGAAGCCCGATAGCATCGGCGGCTGGTACGTCAGCGAGAAGCTGGACGGCACCCGCTGCTTCTGGGACGGCGGCATCTCGCGCGGCCTGGAGACCGATACGGTTCCTTATGCAAGCGTGAAAGACCCAAAGACCGGTAAGCGGAAGGCCAAGATCAAGCCGCTGGCCACCGGCCTGTGGAGTCGGTACGGGAACCCGATCATCGCTCCCGACTGGTTCCTGGACCTGCTTCCACCCTGCCCGCTGGACGGGGAACTGTGGGCGGGCCGTGGCAATTTCCAACTGTGCCGCTCGATCTGCGGCGGTGATGAACCCGACCCACGCTTTGACCAAATTCATTATGCAGCCTACGGCTGCCCCTCTATGAATCTGGTGATCCAGAGCGGCGAGATCAAGAACTCAAACTTCCATTCGACCTTCACCCTCGACTGCTTTGCAAAGTGGGTGGACTTGGCGATCGAGAGAAACCGACCGAACTTCGTGTCGCTGGACGAAGACGCTACGTTCGAGCACGAACTGATGGCTCTCCGCGACACGCTGACCCATGAGCGGGTCTTCCTGCACAAGCAGGTGAAGCTGCCCGAGGACGAGAAGTCCGCACGGGGGATGCTGGAAGAGCTTCTGAGCAAGGCGATCGACGCCGGTGGCGAAGGCGTCATCGTCCGCGATCCGACGGCGACCTGGACGCCGAAGCGCGTGGAGTCGCTGCTGAAATACAAACCGTTCGACGACGACGAAGGCGTCGTCGTGGGATTCACGTCGGGCCGACGCACCGACAAGGGCAGCAAGCTGCTCGGCAAGATCGGGGCGCTGATCCTGGACTACAACGGAAAACGCCTGGAACTCGCTGGCCTCACTGACGAGGAACGAGAGTTCGACACTGCCGACATGCGAGAGGTTGCCAGTCGCCACCCCGGCACGGAAATGTCCGAAGGCTTCCAAGGGAAGCACTTCAAGGTCGGCGACACCGTGACGTTCATTTACCGTGAACTGTCCGACGACGGTATCCCCAAAGAAGCCCGATACCTGAGACAAAGGGACCAGGAATAGCGAACACTCTCAATCCACCTTCTTAATCCAACTTCTTATTCCACTAAAAACCATGCCCGCCACTGCTACCGCTCCGCACAAACGAAAGCCTTCGGCCAATCAAATGGCCGAGCGGTACATGACCGAGATGATAGCCCAAGGTAAGTCGCAAGTCTTCAACACCGATTTGCAGGACTACATCGCCGACAGGTTGAAGATGTCCAAGCAGGTGTTGAACGGTACGCTCGACGGGACAGGTGCTAACACCCTGGCTGAATCGTCTTGGTACACGGACGTATGGCAGAAGGAAAAGTTAGACAACGGACGGATTGTCCATGTGTTGAAGGGCAGCAGGTCAAAACCACAACGGGAGTACGACTTTGAGTATCCGATGAAACGGTCGGCCGCCAAGAAGATCATGGAGTATCTGCCGGAAACGGGGTCGCCACGATTGCTGACCCTTGCGTCCATCTCTGGCAACTGCGTGCAAGCCGCGATAGCACGTAATCCACGCACTCAGATCGACAATGTTGAGTGTGCTGAGGGGGTACTGAAGGACTGGAGGAAAAGGAAGGCTGAGTTGGGTGTCCAGACGACGGACTACAACTGCCGGATACAAGAGTTTGTCGTAGCGCCAGGCTTCGCTGACGCGCAATATGACCTTATTAACGCCGACGTGATGGGCTACGCCGGCCGGTCGATGTATGCGTACCTACAACCTATCAACGAAGCCCAGAACGCTTCATTCATCGCACTCACAACGCAATGCTTGAATGCCTTCCGCAACGCTGGTCCTTTCCAAGACGCTCTTCGGGCTAAGTACAAGAACCACCCCGACGCACACGCGGCCTGCATCGCGGATTGGCTTTTCAACTACGAGATGTTGGAACGTCTTAAATACCAGAAGGACAAGGGGTGCCGCTTCATGGAAGTCTTTATCTTCCGAAAGGGACACGAATGAGATACATGGGTGGAAAGATGCGCATTGGCAAGCAGCTTGCCGGCATCATCCAGAATCTCAACCCTGTTGTTTACGCCGAACCATTCTGCGGCGTCTTCTCGGTGGGCAAACATATCAAGTGCAAGAGTCGGACAGCAAGCGACATCCACCCCGACCTGATCCTGCTATTGCAAGCGGTCCAGAAAGGTTGGGAACCACCAACCAAAATCTCAGAAGACACATACAACAAGTTACGCCACGCCGAGCCTTCCCCTCTACGAGGATTCGTCGGTTTCGGTTGCAGCTTCTACGGTAAATTCTTCGGCGGGTTTGCTCGTGACCCTAGCATGAACGACTTCGGCACGATCGCCAAAGCGAACCTGCTGAAGCTAGCGCCGCTGATCCAGGACGTGGAGTTCTGCTGCCGGTCTTACAAGGACTTAGACGAGGACGCAGACGTTATCTACTGCGACCCGCCGTATAAAGGCTCAACCAATTATTCCTGCGGCGAATTCGATCACGATGAATTTTGGGATTGGGTCCGCAGTCGGAAGCAATCCGTGCTCGTGTCCGAGTACACGGCACCGGCCGACATCCAGATGGTTTGGCAGAAGGCTGTGACCACCACTATGAAGGACAAGACAGGCAGGGGCTGCGCCCGAGTCGAACGACTGTACTTCAAGCCGGGACGCAAGCACTACTCCTGCAACTTACGGGCAGCGGCTTGAAGATCAAAGGTGGCAATCCAGGCCATGAATTCCTTGTGGATCGAGTCCGTGTAGCGGTACACCGCTAACTGGGTTCCCTGCTCGTCTGTGCCCCTGTTGAGGTCTTCGACCAACTGCTCGACCGCTTCAAGTGCGGTTGATTTACGTTGGCAGTGTTCCACGAAAAGTTCTGTGAGTTTGTTCATTTCCTTTACCCGTGAGCGATTGTCGCCACTCAAATCTACATGAAGTACCTCCGTTACGCAACCCTGCTTGCCTCGTCCGTCGCACTGACCCTGTTGTGCATCGGCACGGCCAGCACGCTGGTCGAGTTCCTCGGCTTCGCCGACGCCCTCAGCGGCGTCTATGAAGACCCGAGCATTCTGCTGCTGGCCTACTATCAGATGCTCGGCAGCATGAACCTGAACTATGAATGGTTCGCCAACTACGGCCCGCTGGCCGTCGTCGGCCTGCTTGCCACCCTGTTCGTCGCCAGCATCCCCTAGCCCTCCCTGGTCGGGCGGCTCCTGGTCACATTTCCCTCATATGTCTAGCGGTGCGCCTATGAGCCAATGTTTCGCTGAAGTGGTGTCGATCGACGCCATCAATCCGCATCCCAACGCCGATCGCCTGGAGGTCGCCACGATCCGTGGGGCCACGGTCGTCGTTGGTAAGGGGACGTTCTCCGCCGGCCAGCCCGTCGTGTACTTCCCACCCGACCTTCTAATCCCCGAGCTTCAGGCTGACAAGCTCGGCGTCAAGAAGTACCTGAAGCACGCCTGCTACCCAGGAGACCCGATCAAGACGCAGTGCCGAGTCGCCGCCTGCCGCCTGCGCAGCTTCCCGTCGTTCGGTTTTGCTGTCCCGATGTCCGAAATCTTCGGGCACCCGGACGACTACCCTGCGATCGGCACCGATGTCAGCGCCTTCGTCCAGGCCGTGAAGTACGAGCCGCCACGCCGGCCGCAGGCCATCATGGCAGCCGAGGCCGCCCCGGAGCACCCGTCGTTCCACGAATACACGTCGATCGAGCACTATTGGCGGCACACCGAGTCGTTCGTGCCGGGCGAGACGGTCGTTGTCACCGAGAAGATTCACGGGACCAACAGCCGGGTCGGCGTCATCAACGTCGATGGCGAGTTCCGGTTCTTCGCTGGCTCGCACCACGTCAACCGCAAGCCGGCCGATGAAGGTCGGTTCTGCGTGTACTGGGAAGTCCTGAGCCATCCCGGCGTGATGGACCTGTTGACCGATCTCTGCAACGAGCAGCACAACGTCATCCTGTTCGGAGAAATCTTTGGCCCGAGCATCCAGGACATGGACTACGGCGTCGAGCGATCGGCCCGTGGCTACCGTGTGTTCGACATCAGCGTCAACGGCCGCTACCTGGACTGGGCCGTCGTCAAGATCAAGTGCGACAAGTTCAGCGTGCCCACGGTGCCCGAGCTTTACTGCGGGACGTTCAGCCAAGAGAAGCTGTTCGAGCTTCGCGACGGTCGGGCGGTAGCCGGTGAGCACACCGGCAAGTTCAAGGGGCGCGAGGGCGTCGTGGTCAAGCCGATCAGCGAACGCTTCGACGAGAAGCTGTACGGCCGACTGATCCTGAAGTCGGTGTCGGCTGACTACCTCGATCGCAAGGGCGGCGAGGACTACGGCGAGATCATCGCCGACGCCACGCCGGTAGCCGACATCATCCCGTCTGTCCTGCCGGAGGCTGCGTGAACACTCTGCCAATCGTCGGTCAGGAATACGACTACCTCGGGCAACCAGTGACCGTGCTCCGAATCGTCCCGCTCGAAGGTGGCACCGAGGCTGAAGCATACGTCGAGTTCCAGACTCGGTTCAGCGAGTACGGCGAATGCACAGTCAGTCGCCTGCGTGAGAGGACATCGAAATGAAAGGCCAAGAAGAACTCAACACCTTGAAGGATCGGGTCAGCGAAGCCGAGCGATTGCTTCGACTCCAAACGATGTTGGAGCACGCCGGAGGCACAGGGAACTCAGTGACGATCAAGTACATCTATCACGACCCACGAGGGGCGTACTCCGGTGAGCTTGTACTGAGTCCTGACGAGATCACGTTCCTCCGTGCGAATCTGCTGCCGATCGTCCGGTCGAAGTTGGAGAACCTGTGACACCTGACTTCAACCTCTGTGATGTCTGCGGCGCGAAGGTGCCGCCGACGGATCGGTTCTTCATTGCAACCGACCGTGAATACAACGGGATCGAAAACGAAACCGTGGGCAAGCACCTAGACCTGTGCGGAAAGCATCTAACGCAGGTCATTGAGATTCTTTGCTACGGACCTACGGGTCGGATTGCTGACTACGAGATGGGCAAGAAGGCCGTCGCAGCCGTGGAGTCGCTCAAGCGCAAGAAATGAAAGAGTACGCATTGTGTTTCGTGGAGCACGAAGGAAGCGTGCTCCTGATCCAGAAGATCAAACCTGATTGGCAGCGAGGCCGACTGAACCTACCTGGAGGTTCGATCGAAGCGGACGAGACGCCCGAGATGGCCGCAGCCCGTGAGTTGTACGAGGAAGCCGGCATCATCTCGTTTCACGTCTTTCCAATCGGCGTGATTAACGGAGACGGCTGGCGAGTCCACGTCATCGGTCACGTCTCTCATCATCCCGAGATGTGGGAGCAGAAGACTGCTGAGCCTGTGTTCTGGCTTCCCATTCGGGACGCCCTGGCTAACCGAAAGCTGATCCCCAACCTGAAGTTCATCATCCCGCTTGCGGCCTATGGAGTCCGAGGCTGGACGCTAATGGACGACGGGCAGTTCCCTAGTGTCGAGTTCCTGTTTAAGTTTCCATGCGAATCCCAACATATCTCTCGTACAGCAGCCTGAGCACGTTTGAGAAGAACTCGGAAGAATTTTTCATCAAACATCTCGCCGAGACCCGTGCCCCGCGTGTGCCGCAAGAGCGGCCGGCGTCGGTTGGCTCGGCCTTCGACGCTTACGTGAAGGCGGCGCTGCACGAAGCCCTGTTCGGCGCGAACAACGATCCGAAGTACACGTTCGAGGCGTTGTTCGAGGCCCAGGTCGAAGCTCACAACCGAGACTGGGCACGCGAAGAAGGCAAGTACGTCTTCGACTGCTACCAGCGTGCTGGCCAGTACGACACGCTTCTGGAGCTTCTGAAGAAGGCGATTGAGCCGCCGCAAATGGAGTTTGAGGTTCGCTGCCTGATCCTCGGAGTGCCGTTCCTCGCCAAACCTGACCTTCGGTTCGTGCTCGAAGGCCCGCTTAAGGTCGTACACGACTGGAAGGTCAACGGCTTTTGCGGCAAGAGCGCGACCAGCCCGAACAAGGGCTACATGATCTGCAACGACGGCTTCAAGGCCGACAAACAGAACAAGAGTCACGGGACCGCTCATGCTCAATACGTGCCGCTGCAACTGAAAGGCATGGTGATAGACGCCGGCTATCTGGAGGACTGCTCGACCGGCTGGGCCGACCAGCTTTCGCTGTACGGCTGGTCGAAGGGTGAAGCGGTAGGCGACCAGAACGTCGTCCTGTCCGTCGATCAGATCGTCGCCAAGCCTGTCCAGGAAGGCAGGCCACTCTTACGAGTGTCCTCATACCGCGCTCGTGTCCGACGCTCGTACCAGGAACATCTGGCCAAGCGGCTGACGACGGCCTGGGAAGTCATCAACAGCGGTCACATCTTCCGCGACCTGTCGCCCGAAGACTCGGCCGACCGACAGTCGATCCTGGAGCAGCAAGCGATCTCGCTCATCAACGACGGGTCGGACCTTGAGAAGTTCTTCGCTGAAACCGTGCGACCCAAGTATCGGGGATAGGAATGATCTTCGGGATACGTGACGCAAGACCTAGCGATATGGTCCATCTACAGGACTGTGACGTTAAGTGCTTCGACTACGGGTGGACCAACGAAGAGTGGGCTTTCGCTATCGAGAGCTACTCCGTCAAGGTCGCCCACTTTTATGGCACACCAATCGGGTTCGCAGTTTTCGTGGTGGTCAACGACGAGCCGAGGATCGTCCACCTATTCAAGGTCGGCGTCAAGCCGCCCTTTCGCAAACGAAAGGCGGGCCGGCTGCTCATCCATGAAGCCACGACCTTCGCCCGCGTGCAAGGTCTCAACGAGATAGAGGCCGTGGTGCCCGAGATGCTGTGCTCCCCAGGGGAGCCACAAGACATCACCGGTTGGCTGCTGAAGGTTGGCTTCCTGGGCACCGGCGTCATTCGCAACTACATCCAAAACATGGGCGTCAAGGAAGACGGCTACAAGTTCAAACTGAGGTTTTAATGGCTCGCAACGACCGTATGCACCACTACTTGGCGACTGCCACTCCGCAGAAGCCCAAGAAGTCCTCCGTCGCCGAAACCAATGCGTTTCTTAGCCGAAAGTTCCGACGGGACATGGCGGCAGCCGGGCTGATCTCCGACGAGGACAAGAAGCAACCTATTGTCTGGACTTACCCGATCAGCCTTGGGAAACGCGGGATAGTCAAAGCCTTCACTCGGTCCGAGGCCCGCAGCCTTATCAAGAAGGCCCTGGGCGTCTCCCGTCTCCCGCCCGGCTTCGCCATCGACAAGGTGGGGGATGCCTATTAACCAAGCCGCTATGGCTCGCATACGCGAGTCCAAGATAACAGGCGACAGCCTCGCCAAGCTCTTCGAGATGCTCTCGCAGGCTCCGGTCCCACCAGGAGCATCAGTCTCTTTCAACCTGGGCTGGCAACAGCCTGATGATGTGATCGTCGAAGGCGATCTCTTCCCGACTCTTACCTTCACGCTCCGCGCACCGGCGGTGATCCAGGCAATCAATGGAAGCTCTTCTTGACCAAGTGTGGACAGCCCTCAAGCAGCAGCTTGAGAACAATCAGTTCCTCAGTGGCGGTGCTGTGCTGATGGTGATCGGTGCCGTGGCGGCGATCTGTCGCAACCTTCCCGGCCAACTATGGAACTGGCTCACGCAGCGTATGTTCATGGAATTTGAAATCTCCATGAAGGACGACGCATTCTACTGGTTCAACGACTGGCTGGCCGAGCAACCCTACTCCAAGAACTGGGCACGGTGGCTGTCGGTTCGCACGGTCCGCAAGGGCCGCCGCGACCACCCTTCGTTTGTGGGTGACTGTGATAAGCCCACAATCATTCTGTCGCCGGCCCCAGGCACGCACTGGCTTTGGTGGAAGGGCTACTTCCTAATCGTGAAGCGCGATCGCAAAGAACCCCAGAGCGGTGGAGGCGTTGGTGGAGGGGGCAGTGGCCTTAGTGCCATTGTTGAACGCGAGGTTTACAACGTCAGCGTGCTGACTTGGCGTCGGGACATCATCCTCCGCCTGATGGAAGAGGCTCGCGACGTATCTGAGCCGCCGGAAGACAACCGGGTCAAGATTTACACACCGCATTATGGCGAATGGTCCAACGACATCAAACGTCGGCCACGCCCAATGGAGTCTGTGATCCTGCCGGAAGGCGTGCTCGAAGCCTTGAAGGCCGACATGGAACGCTTCCTAGGTCGCGAGGATTGGTACGTCGAGCGGGGCATTCCTTATCGCCGTGGCTACCTGTTGAACGGCCCTCCCGGTAATGGCAAGTCGTCACTGCTACTCGCCCTGGCGTCTTCGCTCAAGCTAGACATCTGCATTCTCAACCTGAACAGTGCGGGCGTTGGCGACGACGAGCTTCGGAAAATGCTCTCGAACGTGCCTGAGAATGCAGTGGTGCTGATCGAGGACATCGACTGTGCCTACGAGCAGCGCCAGAAGGACAACGACAACAAAGACAGCAAGATTACCTTCTCCGGTTTGCTGAATGCGATTGATGGAGTGGTCGCGGCCGAACGCCGAATTCTTGTAATGACCACTAACTTCCCGGAGAAGCTGGACGCCGCCCTGATCCGACCAGGCCGCTGCGACGTGAAGCTCGTCATCGGCAACGCGGACCTAGATCAAGCTCGTCGCCTGTTCCTGCGGTTCTACCCAGGGCGCGACGAACAAGCCGTCCAATTCGGCCAACTGGTCGGCGACGATCGCTTCAGCATGGCCACTCTGCAAGGGCACCTGCTGAAGCACTCCGACAACAGTGCCGACGCCCTACACAATATCACGGAGATTCTGAATGAGCCGCAAGCGGAGGGGCCAGTGGATTGTAGTCACCAACCACCTACCCATCGGTGTAGCACTCACGGCTGAGAAGCTCGCTCCTTCATGGGAACCATAATGTTCAACCTCAACACCACGACCAGCCGACTTGTCTGGGACATCTACGCCGAGATCGCGGCGGCCGGGATTTCGGCCTCCGGCCGGATTCTCGGGCCGATCGAGGCCGCCGAATGGGCGGCCAAGTTCGCTGACGAGATGTGTACTCAGCGAGCAGCACGCATTCCACCTGAAGACACCAAGAAGAAATGAGCAAGCCCTTCGGCTACAGCTACCTGCTTGATATGTACGACTGCCGCGAGGGTGCGGCGGACGATCTCGAACTCCACTATAGGTTCCTTGAGGAACTGGTGGACAAGCTCGGGATGACCCGCATGTCGCAGCCGTTCGTTATCCACGGGCCTCGCAACGAGTTCGGCGAGGAAAAGTACCCGGACAAGGCAGGTGTCTCGGGCTGGGTTCCGCTCATCGAGTCGGGCATCCAGATTCACAGCATCGAACCCACGCACTTCATCACACTCGACGTGTATTCCTGCAAGCCGTTCAGCCCCAGCATCGTGTTCAACGCTGCTCGGGAAGCGTTCGGCTTCAACCGACACGAAGAGCATAACATCGAACGGGGCAGCAAGTATGCAGGTTAGTGAGTACCAGCGGGCCGCTCGGACGACGGCCATCTACCCAGCGTCGGCAAGCGTGTACTACACGGCTCTGGGACTCTGCGGCGAAGTGGGCGAACTCGCCAACAAGGTCAAGAAAATCCTTCGCGGCGATGTGACGCTGGAGCAGCGGCGCGACGATCTGCGGGCCGAGCTTGGCGACGTGCTTTGGTACGTCTCGGGCTTGGCGAGTGACCTGGGATTGGAGCTTCGGCCGATTGCCGTCGAAGCCCTGGAGAACATGAGCTTCACCGAACGCCGGGACATCTTCGGGCTGATCCTGCTGCTCAACAACCGGGCCGGGATGATCGCGGACATCGCGGATGATTGGCGAACCCACGGTGGGACCGAGGATCGGCGTCAGTGCATCGCTGGCTTCCTGAGAACGATCATTTCGATCTGCGCCGCTCTGGCTGTGAAGCTGGGCACCACGCTCGAAGACGTGTGCCACGACAACATCAAGAAGCTCTTCACCCGCAAGCAAGCCGGCACCATCAAGGGTGACGGCGACAACAGATAAAGAACGCTGATGGCCTCGGGACGCCCTGGCCATTGACCAAGGGAAGTCGGGAGCAGGTGTGCCTTGGCCTCAGTACGGGCATTAACCCGTGCGAAGGGGACTCCGACCAGCGTTAGGAACAACAAACCATGCTTGACGGACTCGAAATCATTGTGGGTTGTGCCCTCATTGCCATCTTCCTTGGTGGCATGTTCGTGGCCTGCGTCGTGCTTCTGATCCTGCGAGCGTTGGGAATTGTATGATCTACGACATTATTCCGGCCGCAATCATGCTGGCTATGGTCGCGTTTTTGGCCTATGCCCGCGCCACGCTGATCGAGACCAAACGAAAGTTGCAGACGGTCGAAGATGAACGTGATAGTCACCTGGCGCGGGCCGACTTGCTCAAGAAGGAACAGGACCATAAGGCCAACGCCGTCCGACGCGAGTGCGAAGACAAGCTCGCCGAGAAGGACGCCCGAGTCGAGAAGATCGTCGGCGAACTGTCTCACGTTCGATGGCGTCGTGACCTAAGTGGCAGTGAACATTACGAGGTCACGATCCGGGTCTGCCCGCGACTCTTTGGCGGCCATCGCGACCGAAAAGACCTGATGTACCTGGCCCAGCACATTGGCGATCAGGTCGCCTACGAACTCGCGTCCTACAAGTACATCCAGAAGGCCGAAGAGTACGAAAGGAATCCTTTCGGCCGATGAACTGCACACGCTGCTCTGGCACGGGCTTCCTCAACCTGGATCAGGTTGAGGATGAAGTTCGGCAAAGATTTGACACCACGGGCGACCACAACGTCGTGCTGGACTGGATCGGCGCACGGAACGCGACCATCGAACGACTGCACTGCGCCTGCAACATCTCAACACCGTGCCCACGCTGCGAGTTGTACCACGAAGTTCAAGTCTGCGACTGCTGCGGTGATGGAACCGAATGGTACGGCGAACCGGGTGAGCACCGCATCCGCCCAACAGGCTGGGACCATCCATACCCTGCACTCCCGGATTGCTACTGATGAACGCCAAAGAAGCCAAGAAGCTGACCAAGAAGTCGAAGCCGGCTGCCGACGCCAAACGGAAGGCAGACACCATCTCCTGGGCCGTCCGAACCGTCGCGGAGTCCAAAGCCAAGAAGGCGGCGAAGAAGGCCATCTTCGACAAGCGATATGGCTTGGTCGAAGAACAGATCAGGCGAGCCTGCGAGCGAGGCGAGACGACGTGCGATGAGCGCACGCAGTACGAGGATAGAGACATCAAGGCCGACCTTCTCGCTAAGCTGCACAGCGCGGGCTTTACTGCCGAACTCGCTGGGCGTGGGCACATGGACTGGCGAACCACCGCTGATGGCGGAATGGGCGACGAGTTCTGGAACGAATACGAGGTCATCGCAATCTCATGGTGAACAAGCCGGCGACCACGACGAAATACATTCTGTCTCTTGAGGCGCGTACACGCAGCCCGGACAGCTATGTGGCGATAAAGCTCTTCGACACCAAGGAAGATGCCCGTCGATACCTGGAAGGCAACTTCACCCTGGATGAGTGGCACGAGCAGTATGGCCAGACGCATGGGACCGTCCGAGGGGAACGGCGTCTCTACTTCTCTATCAAGCCGATCGAGGTTCTGGAGTGATCCACGGCCCTCTGCCGGCCGCGAGCGGCGAGGACTACCGGGCCTCCAAGGACTGCATCTGCACTTGTGGTCTGGAGTTCTGGCGACATCCGCTGGACTTCTGGGAACTGAGCTACGCCGACGAACCCTTCCTGCACGTCCTGTGCAACGGAGACCGCGTGAAGTTATGAACGACGAACAATTCCAAAGTCACCTGAACGAAATCTTGGCGAACCCCGAGGCCGCAGGTCTCCGGGCCGCTCTCCGTCTCAAGGACATCGAGATCGCACGGGCCAATCTGGAATCCGCCCGAAATCTTTACAACCACGCCGGCCTGCTGATGGATAAGTGGGATCGCAAGCTCAAAGAAGCTGAAGCAATCAGCAGAGGCATCAGTGAAGCACCGACTGTTTAACGGCGACTGCCTGGAAGTGCTCAAGAAGCTCGACCCGGTGGACGCCATCTTCGCCGATCCGCCGGACAACATCGGCCTGGGCTACGACCACTACGACGACCGGCTATCTGAGACCGCCTACCGCAACCTGCTCCACGACTGGACCATCGCGTTCATGCGTACTGCACCCGTTGTGTGGATGAGCTTTAATTCGCGGTGGACGTTGGCCTACGGGGCAGTCGTCGATCACATCTTGTCGCTCAACCCCGAGTGGGAAGCCAAGCCGTGCGTCCAGGTCTTCACCTTCGGCCAGCACAACAAGAACGACCTAGGTAACAACCATCGCCCGCTCTGGCGATTGAAGCACAAGGACGCCCCGCTGTATCCCGACGCCATTAAGGTGCCGTCGTGGCGTGAGCGGCACGGCGACAAGCGGGCGAAACCGGGTGGCCGAGTCCCTGGGGATGTTTTTGGTAACGACTCGGCGAACGATGGGGCCGCAATCGACCTCGACGCTGGACCGTTCCCCGGTGATGTTTTTGACTTTCCACGAGTCACAGGTAACAGCAAACAACGTCGTGCCTACCACCCGACGCAGCTTCACGAGGAACTCGTGGAGCGATGCATCAAGCTGAGTACGCCGGAAGGCGGCAGTGTTCTTGATCCATTTGGCGGCACTGGCACAACCCTGAGAGTGTGCAAGCGGATCAATCGAGACTGCACGCTGATCGAACTTGACTCAATGTACTGCCAGAAGATCGCTGATGAGCACAAGATCAAACTCCAACCTCGGCAAAGAAATTCCGCAGCCTAGTCCCACGCGACTTGCGGCCTTCTATGCGATGGTTGACCGACGCGGAAGAGACGACTGCTGGGAATGGGAAGGTTACTTGCTTGATTCCGGGTACGGTCAATTCAAACTTCGCTCGAAGAATTATCGCGCTCATCGTATCGCGTACTTCCTGGCAACAGGCCGGCAACCGGGACGGAGGCTGGTTTGCCACACCTGCGACAACTACCGCTGTTGTAATCCTAAGCATCTCTTCCTTGGATCAAACGCCGACAACTCGGAAGACATGGTTGCCAAGGGACGCTCTGCAAAAGTCGGCGGCGAAGACCATAACTGCGCAAAGCTCCGTGAGCGAGATGTCATCTCAATCCTCACAAGCCGCGAAACAGGTGTAACCCTTGCAACCAGACACGGCGTCTCACCGTCGCTGATCTCCGCTATACGCCACCGGAAAATCTGGAAGTACGTCCATCTAAAGAAATTCGCCGCCTGAGTTGCCCACCAAGGCAAGGTCGGTGTAGCACCCGTGACCCATATGAGAGAAACCATGAACGCGACCGAGACCTCGACTCCCACCGTCACCGCCACGCTCGACTTCGTTGGCCAAGCCATCAACGTCGGTAACACCGTTGTTTACGCCGTTCGTGGCGGCAGCCAACTGTGGCTAGACAAGATCGTCGTCACCCAGGTCCACGTCAACAGGATCATCGGCTACAAGCCTGGTGACACCATGCAGCGACGGATCACGCTGAAGAATCTGCACACCTGCGTTGTGGTCAAGAAATAGAACACGCGCCCAGTCGTCGGCTGTAGCCCGGCCCACGCACTGCGAACATCCGGGCTTGCAAGAGACCGAACCATGAACACGAAGATCGTAACCCTTCAGGCTGAGATCGCCACGCTCCAAGCTCGTATCAACGCCTTAGAGCAAGAGAATCTCGTCGCCAATAGCAACGTCGCCGATCTGTTGGCGTCTCTCGACTCGATTCGATTGCAGGCCGCCCGCGCCATAAAGTCGTAATGGACTTCAAACGTAAGAAGCCAAAAGGGTCGGAGACCCGACGATGGGTCTCCGAATGCAAGAACTATTGCATAACCCTCCGTCACACATACTGTGCCACAGTCCTGGTGGAGAAGGGCGACGGCAGGTGGTGGAACTTCGTCCAAGGAAATCCACCGCACAAGTCGATTGGAAAGTTCAAGCGCGCCGCCCAGGCATGCGAGAGGCATAAGCGGCTTTGGGACGCCTTCGTCAAGCTCAGCCATTCTGACGGCCGCCGGGACTCGCGCCTCGCCACGCTACGGATTCGTGCGCCCGAGGTCTTTTGGTACATCCCGTTGTGGGTCCGCCGCGAGGCGGACCCCTCTTTGATCCTAATGCTATGCCCGAGACCCGCCGACCCGAGCGACGATACCGAAGTCTCCGAGACTTCCTCGTCAAGCAATGGGGATGGTCACTGCGAGAAGCAAAGCTCAACGACCCCACCTTCTGGCCCTGCATCCCTTGCAGCGGAAGAGGCTGGTATTACGACCCCGCCGACCGAGATGTCGTCGAAGGCTACAAGCTCGCGCCGCGCTACCACTGCAAAGCCTGCGCCGGCACCGGCCGAGGCACCAAGGAAGCGGTCAAAGCGATCTACGACGAAATCGTCGCCAAGTTCCGAGCCGATCTCGCTGCCTGGAAAGAAGCCGAAGGCTACCGCCAAGCCGGCCTCAGCAAGCTCACGGATAAAGAGAAAGTAGCACTAGGATTATGAGCAAGGCAGTCTCCATCCTGAAGAAGGCTCAAGCCCTGCTCGCTGCGAGGCTGTCCGAGTACGTCATCGAGAATGAAGAGGGCTTCCTGGAGTCGTCCAGCGGCGCTGACCTTGGCCTGCACAACGAGGTTTATGACCTCGCCGACAAGCTCCGCGATCTGAGCATCATCCTAAGCGTCATGCCTGATGTGTCCGAGCCAGTGAAAGCTGATCCCTCCAAGGTCCAGGTCGTTCAGTCCGAGGGCGGAACGGTTGTGCAGACGCCACCGGCCATGACCTATGAGACGTTTATCTCATCCGTCCAGGCGGGATATTTCCGCGAAGCCGCGATTGTCCTGGCCCACCTGTTCCAGGTCAGTGTAGTCAGAGCGGAGGACTGCACGAGGCACCTTGCCGACAAGCTGTCCACTGATCCTGACGCCTACTTCAAGGCACTCACAGTGCCTGACGCGATCAGAACACCAAACGACCAGTCTCTCCGCTTGCTGCACGAACTGTTCGGGCTGCAAGGCATGGAGATCGCCCACGTCTTCCGTCACCAAACAATTGGACCGCCGAAATGATCTGGTACGCCTTCGAGACTCTTCTTTTCCTTGCCCTGTTGTCCATCGCCTTCTTCGTTTACCGGGCGTTAGTGAATAGCGCGGCATTCACTCGCTTCATCGAGCGGACGAAGGGCACCAGCGAGGTCGGCGACATGAACATACGAATCCATGTCGCTGAGGAACAAACGGAAGAGGCACGCGAAACGGCTAAGGATCAGGCGCGGCGGATTATGAAAGAAATCCGTGCAGCCAAACGCCGTCGCGGTTCGTAGTTGCCAGTCTCAATTCAAGTCGTGAGTTACACCCTATCCCATAGAAGAGGTTCCGAATGAATGTGAAGTTTGCAGCGGCGGGCATTGTCGCCGCGATGGTTCTCATTGTTGGTTGTATCCTGGGCTTTGGCCTTCTGGGTCACAACAACAGCACCGACTTTCAGATTTTGCAAGGCGTCACCGGCACCACGACGGTCATTGACCGAGCGGGCTACTACTACAAAGGCTTCGGCACCGTCTGGACCTATCCGCGTGTTATGGAAGCCAAGTTCGAGCACACGGTTGACAAGACGAAAGACCAAAGCATCCGAGTCACGTTCAATGACAGCGGCAATGCCGACATCGGTGCCTACGTCCGCGTACAACTTCCGACGACGACCGACAAGCGACTGCTGCTGCACCAGGACTTCCAAGGCAACCCGGAGAACATCAAGACGGCCATTCGCGCCCACTTGGTCAACTGCGTGAAGGCCAGCGGCCCAGTGATGTCGGCGAGCGAGAATCAGTCGAGCCGCAAGGCCGAGTTCAACCAGATCGTCGAAGAGCAGTTGGTGAAGGGTCTGTTCAAGATGCGTCGGACGACCATCGAACTGGACGACTTATCCGAGATCGAAGACGGCGGCGTTGACGCCCAAGGGAACAAGATCACGAAGGAAAAGAAGGCCCGAGTCCAAGCCACCGAAATCGTGCTGGACAAAGATGGCAAGTCGATCGTGGTTCAGTTCTCACCCTTGGCTCACTACGACTTGGGCATCAACCAGTTCTCTATCACAGAGACCGAGTACGACGAAGCCACACTGCGTCAGTTCGCCGCCAAGAAGGAATCGTACCTGAACGCCGAGAAGTCGAAAGCGCAGCGACAGGAAGAAGTCCAGCAGCGTTTGATGGTCGAAGAGAAGGGCCGCCGTCTGGTCGCCGAAGTGCAAGCTGACGAGAACCAGAAGAAGGAACGAGCCGTTATCCAGGCTCAGCAGCAAGCCGAAGTCGCTGTCATCGAGAAGGACCGTGCCGTGACCGCCGCCCGCCAGAAGGTGGAAGTCGCCGGCCAGCTTCAACAAGAGAGCGAGATGCTGAACAAGGTCGCGGCCGTCAAGGCGTCCACGGCTGAACTGGACAAGAAGGCCACCATCTCGGCGGCTGAAGCTCAACAGAAGGCGATCGAGCTTGGCGGCGGCATCTCGGAAGAGAAGCGCGTGCTCGCGGAGATCGAAGCCAAGGCCAAGGTCGGAATCGCCCAGGCGATCGCCCAGATGCCCGGCCCCGGAACCGTCATCGTTAGTGGTGGAGGCCCTGGTGATGGTGGCGGCGGCCTGACTGGCAGCCTTATCAACTACCGGTTGATGGAAGCCAGCGGACTCATCAAGTCTCTGCAACCTGCCGTGACAAAGTAAGCCGGCTGATAACCGTCTGACCAAGATCGCTGAGTCAAGCCATCGGCCCAGCAATCAAGTGATCGTAGCTCAGCGGTAGAGCGCTGGTCTCCATAAATCCAGGTCCGTCACGGGTTCGAGTCCCGTCGATCACTCTCAAGCGACAACCTCTAGTGTGGGACCGAAAGGCCGCGCCGGATCGCCCAGCGTCAATAAACGTCAACCACGCCGATGCAGCCGGATCATGGTTGTACGGGCTTAGCAGAAGGTAGTGGCTGTCGCTTGTTCAACTTGGAGTACGAAATGACCGTCTCACGAAAGACCCTGAAGCGTTACCTGCCGTCGCTGCTGAAGCGGCATCGTCGGCGACTGAACGACCTGGCCGTCATGCGGAAGCGCAACCCGCATAACCCCAGGCTGCCGGAGGTTCAGGAAGAGAAGCGAATGGCTGAGATGCGCGAGTTGGCCGCCAAGGCGTTCGAGGAACGACAGGCCGCCACTGCAAAGGCGGCCAAAGAGTTCGAGCAGGGGACCGCACCGGCGGCTGCCTGATTCGGCCTCGTCGTTTAACGGACAGGACACCAGACCTTCAATCTGGATACGCGGGTTCGATTCCCGCCGAGGCTACTCACATGATCTACGCCATCGACCTCCATCGAGTCACGATTACGCCCGCTTGCCGGCCGCGAGAGCCATACAAGCTGGCCTTCGCAAAGACGACGCCACACCGAGCGTTCGTCATCGAAGCACTGACGATGACGATCAGTGAGCTAAACGGGCGCATCGGCCGGATGACCGACCTAGTGGACGAACCCGAGCTTGGCAGTCTCCAGCATGACCTGGACTGCGCCAAGTTGGCCCGAGAGATCATCTCGGCCGCGCCCGATTACGGAACACCGTCTTCACCCGTCGCTGTCATAGTCGCCGGCACCCAGATCGGCACTCTCAAGTTCGAGAAGGAAGAGGTCTGGGAAGTCGAGATTTAGCACCGTCGTCTAGTGGCCAGGACGCCTTTTCGAAAGGGATACCTGGGTTCGAGTCCCAGCGGTGCGACTGTGATCGTAGCTCAATTGGTGTCGCAAGACGAGAGCGCCGGCCTGTGAAGCCGGAGGCTGCGGGTTCGAGTCCCGTCGATCACCCTTAACCCTACTGGAGAAACGATGTCGATGAGTCCTTTCCTTCTCAATGATCCCCGTGTGTTCAGCGGATGCGAACGTCCTCCCAAGCGTCCGATTCTTCGGGCGTTGGTGAACATCGCTCTGGGTGCTTTGGCAGCCTTCGCCATCGTTGGTGCGGCGGCTCTGGCCATCCGTTTGATCCTCTGCTAGTTCCATGACGATCTGCTATTACGCGCACCCAGCAACCCAGCAAGACCGCTGGGTCATCGAGAAGACCAACGGTCGCCGCAAGGGCTACTTCGTCGAGATCGGTGCGCACAACGGCGTCCATCACAGCAACACGCTGACCCTGGAGGCACACTACGGCTGGAACGGCATCCTGGTCGAACCGGACCCGATGCTATTCGCCCAGCTTCACCACAATCGCCCGCAGTGCATGTCGATCCGGGCGACCGTAGATTCCGAATTATGCGAAGGTAAGGAATTTCTCTTTGGTAACTCTTATGGCGGCCTTGTCCAGCACATGCCGCCGGATTGGCTAGAAGAACACAAGCACCGGGAAACTCGGGTCGGTGTAGTACCTACGACCACGCTCTACAGGTTGCTCGATGCGGTCAACTGTCCGCACGTCGTTGACTTCCTCACGTTGGATGTCGAAGGCGCTGAGCTTCCGATCCTGGATACGTTCTTCCAGGAATGCCAAGAGTTCGATCGCACCTACGTCTTCCGGTTCCTGACCGTGGAGTTCAGGTACGACCAACTCTTGCTGGACAAGCTCACCGATCGTCTGGTGTCGAAGGGCTACGAGCTTGACTGTGTGCGTGGATTCGATGCGTGCTTCCGTCACCGAATTCACGGAGTTTAGATGAGCAACGTCCTGAAAGTAAAAGTCCCGATCGTCCTGTCCCGCGATAACGAGGGTTTCTGGCTGCACGCTGAGATCAAGAACGGCAACGCCGCCATGATCTTCCTAGGTGCCCTGGCCGAGGGTCTTATCCGAGACGTGTTCAACGGCTGGGCCGCCGAACAGATCATCGCCGCTTATGTCCACAAGCGCCGCAAGACGGGCCGAAAGGACACCGCCGGACAAGACATCTACGAAGGCGACATCATCCGCCGCGACTACAACGCGCACTACGGCACGGTCGTCGGTGCGATTAAGTGGGACGACGAGAAGGCCGCCTTCATCGCCCAGGGAGCCTTCGAGGACGGCGGCGGCTGGGGCACGCTTAACCTAGAACAAGCCGACCAATGGGTAGTTATCGGAAACATCTTTGTCACCCCTGAGCTTCTCCAGCCGGCCAAGCAGGTCGCATGAAAACAGCAATCGACCTGTTTGCAGGTGGCGGCGGATTCTCGACCGGAGCGGTTCAAGCGGGGCTTAGTGTACGTTGGGCGGCCAACCATTCACCGAGGGCCGTCGCCTGCCACGCGAATAACCATCCCGACACTGAGCACGCCTGCCAGGACTTGCACCAAGCTAACTGGAGCCAGGTTCCTCGTGCCGACATCGTGCTCGCCTCCCCGTGCTGCCAAGGTCACACCAAGGCCCGAGGCAAGGACGGCCCACATCACGACGCCTCCCGCTCCACCGCCTGGGCCGTCGTGTCGTGCTGCGAATACCATCGACCGAAGGCGTTCATAGTCGAGAACGTGCCAGAGTTCCTGGACTGGTCCCTGTACCCAGCGTGGCGAGACGCCATGAGTCGTCTGGGCTACCGGATGACGACGAACGTCCTGGACGCCGCCGATGCGGGCGTACCACAGAATCGGGTCCGACTGTTCATCGTTGGCTCTCGACATGAGATCACCATACCGGCTGGCGGCCGAAGACCCAAGTCGGCCGGCGAAATAATCGACTTCTCTGACGGCAAATGGTCCCCGGTAAATAAGCCGGGACGTGCCGAAGCCACACTCAGCCGAGTCGCTAACGGTCGCCGGCAATTCGGCCGTCGATTCGTGATGCCCTATTACAGTTCCGGCTCCGGCCTCACAGGTCGGTCTCTTGACCGACCTCTCGGGACGGTCCGCACAAGGGATAGCTGGGCCGTCGTTGACGGAGACCAGATGCGGATGCTCACCATAGGGGAATACAGCCGCGCGATGGGCTTCCCGAAGTCGTACAAGTTGCCCGACGCTAAATCCCACGCCGTTCATCTTCTTGGAAATGCGGTGCCGCCCCCATTGGCCAAGCACGTCATCAACTGTGTCTGCCAAGCTCTATGAATAACCACTTCACCGCCGATCTGCACCTGGATCACGAGAATGTGCTGGCCATGTCTGGCCGCTTGTTCCCAAACATCCTGGAGCACGACAACCACATGATCGCCCAGATCAACCGGTTCGTGCCTCGCGGCGACCGGTTGTTCATCCTCGGGGACGTGTCTTGGTTCTCGGTCGAGAATTATCTGGCCCGGCTGCACTGCAAAGACGTGCATCTGATCTGGGGCAACCACGACCGAAACAAGTTCGGCGCGAGTTTCAAGACGGCTGAGGACGTGACCGAGATCAAGATTCAAGGACACAAGGTCTTCCTGTCTCACTATCCGCACGCCTACTGGCCCTCCAGCCATCACGGCAGCTTCCACCTGTATGGCCACTGCCACCGGCAGCGAGAAGCCACGCTGGATGCCGCCTTTCCTGGTCGCCGGTCGCTCGATGTCGGTGTAGATAATGCGCTTCACCTACTTGGTGAGTACCGACCGTTCACGGAGGACGAGATCGTCGCGATACTCGGCAACCGGCCGGGCCACGACCTGCTCCCTTTCTACGCGGACTTCCAAGCGAAGCTGCCGAAGTACGGGGCTTCCTGTGGCTTTGTGCCGCCGACTACCGATTACGCCGGCTGTACTCGCGAGAAGGGGCACACCGGTCCTTGTGCTCACGAGTTCGTCCAGGAACACGACAACCTGCTGCCGACGCACCACAAGCGGCCCAGGCCGCTGCGGGACAACGACGAGCTAAAGGCCCAGGCGATCCGTGAGGCCGTTATCAAAGGCGGCGAGATGTACCCTACCAACGTGATCCGCGACATCATCGGTAAGCTACGCGACATGGAAGAGGCGGAAGATTACGAGCGGGTGCAACAGATCAAACGCAACCGACCCAATCCGCCCGAGATGTTGGAATTTGGAGGTCAAAGCCGACCATGAGTGAGCTACCCCGAGACGTTCAAGACCTTGCCGCCGCCGTGGCAGCACTGCCGGCCGACCATCGAACCAAGCTGGAACACCTGATGTCCCAGGTAATCGCGAACACCATTCGCCGCCGAAAAGTCCTGAACCTCGTGCAGGACGCTCTCAGCCAACTGCGGCTCGACCTGAAGTACCTCGTATTTGACCTGGAGGCCACCCGCCGCGAGCGGGACGCCGCGAAGAGCTAATGAAGAGTGACCCCGAAGAGTCGAACAACACAATCGACGACCGCCAGCGTCGGCTCGATCTCAACTGCTCTCGGTGTCCGCCGAACCGCAAAGAGAACGCCAAACGCAAGGGCAAACACGGCACCAAGAAACGCAAGTACAAGCAGAAACGCCGATGAAGAAGACCATTGCCTCGATCTGGTTGTTAATCCTCGGTGCGTTCGTTGCTTACTTCGCCCTGGTCGTGACCGTAAATCTCTTCCGCCGAGGGGTCATTGACTGGACGTTGGTTTGGCACGGTGTCGCCATCCTAGGCGTGGGTGCTGTTACGTGTTGGGCCGTGGAAACCTTACTGGCGGAGTGAAACGCAAATGAGCTACAAGACCTGGGGCACCGACATCGACCAGAAGTCGCACGCCCAGATGGCTAAGGCGATGGAGCTTCCTGTGGCCGTCGCCGGCGCACTGATGCCGGACGCTCACCTAGGCTACGGCCTGCCGATCGGCGGCGTGCTCGCCCTGGACAACGCCGTCTGCCCGTATGCGGTCGGCGTGGACATCGCCTGCCGGATGAAGATGTCGATCTTCCCGTTCGACGCCGACATCCTGGACGCCAACTTCAACCGCTTCTGCGAAATCCTGGAGCGGGACACCTACTTCGGCGTCGGCGTCCAGCACAAGGGCGACAACCGACATGACGTGATGCTGAAGGATTGGGGAGTCTCGCCTGTCACACGCGATAACAAAGAGAAGGCCAGCAAGCAGCTTGGCACCAGCGGGTCGGGCAACCACTTCGTTGAGTTCGGCCTGATCGAAGTGTGGCCAACTGAGGACCAGTATTGCATCTCCGGCGGGCCTTTCAATCTGCGTTTGCACGGCATCAAGTGCGGAACCTACGTCGCCCTGATGTCGCACTCTGGCTCTCGTGGTACGGGCGCAGCCGTCTGCAATCACTACAGCAAACTGGCCAAGCAGAAGCGGCCGGAGTTCGGTGATCTCGCGTGGCTGGACCTGGGCACGCCGGAAGGGGACGAGTATTGGGCCGCCATGAACCTTATGGGCGATTATGCGTCGGCCAATCACGACGTAATACACCGTGAGATTGGTCTGTCGCTGGGCGTCCGCCCGATGCACAGCATCGAGAACCACCACAACTTCGCCTGGAAGGAAACCCACGGCGGCCGAGAAGTCATCGTCCATCGCAAGGGTGCCACGCCGGCTGGCAAAGGCGCGATGGGGATCATCCCCGGCTCGATGGGCACGCCGGCCTTCGTCGTAGAGGGCCTCGGGCAGCCTGAATCCCTTTGCTCGGCCAGTCACGGTGCGGGCCGCCTGATGTCCCGCACTCAAGCGAAGAAGACGTTCGATCGAACAGCCGAGCTTGAGAAGCTCAAGGCCCAGGGCGTGACGGTTCTGTCATGCGGCGCTGACGAAGTGCCCGGCGTTTACAAGGACATCAATCGGGTCATGTCGTACCAGACTGATCTGGTGAAGCCAACCGCTGTGTTTCATCCCCGAATTGTCAAGATGGCTCCCGGCAGTGAAAGGGCTGAAGACTGATGCGTGACTACCACGGTGAGATGCTCCTACCGGACGGCCGTATGACGCAATTCCGCTATGGACTTGACGCGGAAACGGAAGAGGAAGCTGTCGTCGAGATCGAGACAGAGACATACACGGGAGCGACAGTCCTGTGGGTCGCCTCGGGCTTCATTCCCGAAGACAAGAAAGGCTGGGAGCAGTGGTCGATGGACGCTGACAACTTCGCCGCTGAAAACCTGCCGATTCGTGATCCGAGACGGTTAGTCGTGAAGCAGTTGCCGCCGACCTAGCTAGGAATCCAATGGAACGCATCGTCAAGTTCACCACGACAACCGGCCCGCTGTGGATCGACCTCGAAGAGGTAGCCCTGGTCACGCACGGAAAGACCGACTGCGAGGGTAAGCCCACCATCGTCCTGAAGTGCGGGCAGAACTGGACGCTCAACCAGTCGTTCAAAGCCGACATCGAGCGGTACATGGACGCTTGGATGTCCCACAAGAATAGCCTGCATGGTGCCCGAAGCTGAAGTGGCGTCAGCGCCCGCCTGTGTGGCGGAAGGTCGTAGGTTCGATTCCTACCGGACACCCTTGGAGAACACATGGACCAACAACTGATTGAACAACTCGGCTGCTACCTGGGAGATCGTGTCGCCGCAGAAACACTCGGTGATCCACCGGATAAGGACGCCATCACAGGTATGATCGCCGACTTCTTCACGGAGTCGGGCGTCCCGCACCAGCACGCGATGGTGGACAAGCTCCGGTCCTACGATCCGGTCGAGCACAGCGACGAGTGGAACCCATACGAAGCCTTCGCAGGGAACATGGATGACGCCTACTACGGTGGCATCCGCGACGGTGAGGCTCAGCTTGCCGCCGAGCTTCGCGACTTGCTGGGGATCGAACTCAAATGAAGTCTTGGTTTTCAACCTGTGCGTTTGACTGGCAACGGAAGATCGGCCGATTGTCGATCCGTTACTCACAACGCCGATCGGACGGTCTCATGGGCCGCTTCGGCGGCGGATGGAATTGGAAGGTGGGCATCCAGGTGGGTGGAAAGACTGTTCTGATTTCCTTGCTGGTCGCTCAACTAACCCTGACCTGGGACAAATGACGCCCATCGAGTTCCCCGAGCACACGATAGTTCTGGCGAAGGATCAGCCCGAGTATCAACCCCTGCCCGTCTTCAATGACGGTCAGCAGATGATCTCGTGCTGGAAGCTGACGCTTCGCGAGAGGCTGACGCTGCTCTTCACCGGTAAGCTCTGGCTCCGGCAACTGACGTTCGGCGGCCCGTTGCAGCCCCAGCTTCCTCAGACCGAGTACCCCTTCGAGAGTTAGTGATGTTTGGAATCGGACATTGGGAACTGCTTATCGGCCTCGGGGTCGCGCTCCTGCTGTTCGGCAATCGGCTGCCCGGCGTGCTGCGATCCCTCGGGACCAGCATCAAAGAATTCAAGAAAGGGATCGACGAATGATCTTCGCGTACCTCGAACAGATCGACGACACGGAAGTCACCGACCGACAGCTACGCGATGCGATCATCACGGCCGTGCGTCCACTCGGGTACAAGCTGCACGCCACGATGGACGCCGGGCAAGTCACGAAGCTGATCGAGGGTGTGAAGGGAATCCTCGATTCATATTCACTCGGGCCAAATGAGCACGAGGAACTGAGTCGTCTAATTCAACCAATCGCGGAACCAAAATGAATAGAAGACTCTTCCTGGCCGGCACCGCTGCCGGCGTCGGCGCTCTGACTCTGCCCGCCCTGGCCGACCCGAGCAACCCGGCCTTCATGCTCCATCGTGAGCTTGTGAAGCGTGGCGCTAAGTTTGAGCGTCCTGTTAGACAGGATGCAGGGGACTTGGAGATGTACGCCGCTGATGACATACGCCGATTCGTTATGGACGAAGCCGTCGTCCATCTCGCTGATAAACTGTTCGAGCTTTACAGGTTCGAGCGTCAGAACTGGTCCTTTCAGTTCAAGTCGGGTCGATTCGAGCGTTGGGGTGACTCCGACAAAGATCGCGGAGCCACATACCACTACAAAAATGTCGTGGTGAATGTGTTCGAGTTCCGGGCGGCTAACACGAACGACATGGTAACTGTTCTGCGTTGCGGACTGATCTAACACCTTGATCGAACAACTTTGGAGTTTGTGATTTGCCTTTCTTCTTTGGCGTCCTGGTGGGCGCACTATTGATGGCATTTGCTTGGTTCTTGCACGAAAGTGAGAAATGAAATACTTCCTCGACTGCGAGTTCCACGAAGACGGCCACACGATCGACCTGATCTCGATCGGCATCGTCGCCGAGGACGGCCGCGAGTTCTACGCCGTCAACGCCGACTGCAACTGGGATCGCATCTGGGGTGGCGTGACCCAGCACGATCGGGAGCGGACGGCTTGGCTGCGAGACAACGTAATGCCGCAGATCGACCGCTCGATCGCCATCCCTCGCACCGACATCCGGGATCAGGTCCGGGACTTCGTGCTCTTCCAGCCCAAGCACGTTCCCTCGTGGTGTCCGGTGGAGTTCTGGGGCTACTACGCCGCGACTGACTGGGTGGCCCTATACCAACTCTGGGGCCGGCTGATTGACATCCCGCCACACTTCCCCAAGTGGTGCCGCGATATCAAGCAATTCGCGGCGTCCGTTGGCAATCCGACACTGCCCTACGATCCCAAGATTCACCACGCCCTGGAAGACGCCCGCTGGCAAAAGCTGGCGTATGACTTCATGGTCGAGCACGCCAAGCAGAAGGCGGACGAAGAACGTGTTCGGCTGCCACTCCAAATGTTAGGCATCAAATGACACTCGGCGAATTCCGCAAATTGACCGAACACCTTCCAGATGATGCTCCTATCGTCTGGGAAACACGTCGAAGGCTACGCGAACTCGATTGCTGCACTGACATCACGGTCAAGGCCGGTAAGGTCGTGATCGACGCCGCGCAGTTTCAGGAAGAGCCGGAGTAGTTATGAGAGGCGACGACATAAAGTCAGTTACGATCTACGTCAAGTTCCGTGTTGGCGACATCGTGTACATCAAGACGAACACGAACAGGTGGCCCGGCATGTTGCTTGGCTATGACATTCGGCCAACGGGAACTACCTACCTAGTGGGCTGGCCGGACAACACTAGCAGTTACCACTACGACATCGAACTCACCAAAGAGTTCATCAAGGACTTCTCATCCGAGAACTGCGACGACTAATGACACCGCATCGACAAGCCGCCGAAGACCTCTTGAAGTACCTCGCTGGCGACCAGGACGTGTGGGACGGCTACGACGGGCACACGGTCGCCACGATCCTGGAGCCGCTCGCCCAATACTATCTTGCCAACAACCCCGAGCCTGTGCCCTCCGCGCACGTCTGCGGCATTTCTGGCTACGACGGGATGCTTGATCCGCCTTGCCCTGGCTGCGAGATGCCGCCGGATCACAAACCAACCGCAAAGCAAGTCGCCCAGGCACTATCTGAGCACTTCCGCAAGAACAAGCAATTCACAGGACAGAAATGAACGACAAGTTTGACGCCGCGAAGATCAACCTGCCTGACGGCCGCGAGGCATACGACTGCCTGAAACTGGCCGCCATCCCGACCGAAGGCATCTTCCTGAAGGATCATCCCGACCACCTAATCGTGGTCCAGACTCAGAACACCCGTTACGAGTTCATCTCGGAAGGCGGCAAGGTTCTGGGCCGGGCAATCAAGCCGGACGGCAGCACGCCTCGCTATCTGCCCGAGCAAGTGCCGGTCAACATCCACGGGTCCACCTGGGGTGGGTCGATGCTCAAGATCGGGTACATCGGCGTCGAGATGTACCTGGAGTTCTCAACGGAGGGAGTCCCAGGCACCATTACCACGAGCGCCATCGTGAGCGTCCAGGTCGCGGCCCTGGCTGATTGCAGGCTCGCCGCATGAAGATCGCAGTTGACTTCGACGGAACGATCGCCAAGCACGAATTCCCCAAGATCGGCGAGCCGGTCCCGCTGGCCTTCGCATGGATGAAGGCGTTCCAAGCGTTGGGCGCTAAGCTGATCCTGTACACGATGCGGAGCGACGGCCAGCAGCATGGTGACGTGCTGACGGAAGCCGTCGAGTTCTGCCGCCGGCATGGCATCGAGTTCTACGGGATCAACCGCGACCCCGACCAGGACGAGTGGACAAGCTCTCCGAAGGCTTACGCGAACATCTACATCGACGACGCCGCCGCTGGCTGCCCGTTGATTGTCAACCCGGCCGGTCGCCCATACGTGGATTGGTCGAGAGTCGGCCCAGAAGTCAGGGACATGCTGATCGCATGAAGATCGTTGCCATCTCCGATTTGCACGGCCAGCTTCCGACGATACCGGAGTGCGACCTGCTACTCATCGCGGGCGACATCTGCCCCGTGGACAACCATGACGTGTTCTACCAGGACATTTGGTTGCGTCGAGTATTCAATCCCTGGCTGAAAGAACAGCCGGCTAACTGGATCATCGCCTGCTTTGGAAACCACGACTGGATCGGGGTCGAGAATAGGAACCCTGATGTAGATTGCACGTTCCTCACGGACGCCGGCTCGATCATCTATCACGGCGACAAGAGCTACCGCATCTACGGTCTGCCCTGGCAGCGTCGGTTCCACGACTGGGCGTTCAACCTGGACGAGCCAGAGTTGAACCTGAAGTACGAAGCCATCCCCGAGTGCGACATCATCATCTCTCACGGGCCAGCTTACGGCTACGGTGATCGCGCTCCGAGGCGGGGAGGGTCCGAGCGAGTCGGCTCAATGGCGTTCACGAAGCGCATCAACGAGATCAAACCGAAGCTCGTCGTCACCGGACACATCCACAGCGACCCAGGCACCTGGACTCGCGGCGAGACAATCATCACCAACGCCACGATGGTCAACGAGCGATACGAGATGGTCTATGAGCCGAGGGTCTTCGAGATATGAAGTTTCCCGATGAGGTTAGGGCCGAGGCCGAACGCACAGCGAGCCACTCGCTCACTGCTACGGCCATGACCCTATGCGTGTCGTGTTACTCCAAGCTGCCCCTGGGCGGCCAGTTCTACACAGTGATCGTAAATCACCACATCAGGCGCGCCTGTGTCGCCTGCTTTGCTTCCAAACCCGAACTTAAACAAGCGTGGATGGGATGAGCTTTCTCGACGAGGTGATAGAAGAAGCGGAAGCGGCCGTGAAGAAGCACGGGCAGTACAACAGCCTTCACGAAGCCTTCGGCGTCATGCTGGAGGAAGTGGAAGAGTTCTGGGATGAGGTCAAGCTGAAGCGGTCCAAGCGGAGCAAGAAACGCATCCGCGCCGAACTCAAGCAGATCGCCGCCGTGTGTCTGAAGACGGCCGAGAAGTTCACCTGAGATTGGCCTGGGCTTTCCTGACAACCTTACCTTCCTCGAACGTGATGAGTACCAAGACATACTGAGGCTTAGTCCATTCCAGGCACTTGCTGTCTGCTGACTCCCACTTAGAACCAGTCGCCGGACCGAGACATCGTGTTACCCAAGTTTCCGTGTCGCCGAGCTTAATTTTGTTGAAGTTCTGCATCGTTATGCGTGACGGGCCAGCCGCCATCGCCGCCGAGCAAACAAGAATCAACATTAGCCCGATCAGATTCCTCATAGGTTCCTCCCGGCAAAGATAGAACGCCCTGGTCGAGTGTCAAATCTAATGAGCGACAAGCTACTGACCATGAAAGACGTAGCGGACCGATTGTCGATCGGCCGCACGACCGCCTACAAGCTCGTCGAAGACGGCGACCTGAAGGCCAAGCGGATCGGCACCGGCCGAGGCACGCTCCGTGTGCGCCCGGTCGATCTCGAACGCTACATCAACCAGCCCTCGCCGCAGTCGGTTGAGATTCTGGAAAGGCTATGAGGTTAGCCTGGGCGGCCATGAAGCCACTGTTCTTCTCGATGTGCCCGTAGCGAGTCGCCAGCATCCGACCGTCAACGTGACCCATGAGCTTGCTTACATACATGGGGTCTTGCCCGCTAATCAGTCGGTTGTGGGCATACGAGTGTCGCAACGTCGTCGCCGTGAGCTTGGGTTCGCTCAGCAGAGTCTTCAGCCGGCGAAACCGGCAACGCACTGAGTTCTTATTCCACGGGTTGCCCTTCCGATTCCTGAAGAGCTTCCCGGTCGAATACTTCTTCGCAAGGGCGGCCACAATCTTGAAGGCCGTGTCCGGTAGCCAGATCACTCGGCTCCGCTTCTTACCCTTGCTGTTTTTGATCTCGAACGTGATCTGTCGGCCGTCCAGGTGTCGGGCCTCGATCTTGAACATCTCCTGGACCCGAGCGCCGCTGTCCAGCATGAAGGTCAAGAATTCCTTGAACTGGGCATCCGTCGCCGAGGCGATCACCTGGGGCCAAATGTCGGCATGGAGGAATTCCTGCCGGATCGCCGGCTCGGGCTTCTTCATGTTGGCGATCGGGCTGACTTCAATATAGCCCTCGGTCGCCGCCCAGCCGAAGACGCCCTTGACGTGGGTGATGAGGGTGTGGCGGCGGGTGTCGCCGACGTGGGGGTACTTCTCGTCGATCCAGTTCGTGACATGGAACGGCTTCAGCTTGCGGACCTTCAGCTTGGTCCCGATGAACGCCTTGAACGAGGTCAGCACCGGCTTCATCCGGTCGGCCGTGGTCTCGGACAGATTGTTCTTGACCCAGGTCCAGCGGCGGTCAACCAGGGTCGCCACCGAGTCGTCGGCCGTGACCGTTTCCTGCCGGCGCTTCGCCATGATCTCGTAGTATTCCTCCCACGCTTCGGTCTCGTCCTTGCCCAGGTTGATGAACTCTTTCCCGAGCTTCAGGTAATAGGACTGGGTTTGCTTACGAAAGAAGGGTTCCGGCTTGCGCATGGTGCTCTCCACAGGAAGAATAGGTCACTGTGGAGAGCCGGGCGGATCGTTGCACTTTTCGATTGCATTGTGCAACGATTCCACTTGGGCGGTCGCCGTAAGTCCTTGGCAAAAACAGAGCCAGCGGTGGGAGTCGAACCCACAACCCCCGCATTACGAATGCAGAGTTGGCAACTGGCTGATCCGCGTAAATCCCGGCTCTCCAACAACTTATGTCATCGTATTTTGTTCGGCGAATAACGTCAAGTCCCAGGAATCCGGGCCAATCGTTGCACGGATCGTTGCACGGATCGCCTATCAGGTCGGGTTGTGCGGCCCAATTAGGTGTCTTGTCGCGGTCAGCCGCCAAAGTGCCTTTATGCAAGTTGACTTATGGGAATTAGGAAGCATTCTTGAGTGTAGCAAGAAACTTGATACGAACTGGATAGGTGCTCGTCCCACACCCGGTTTGGATTTGATTCTGCGAAAAGATTTTTGCACAACCTACCTGTGTGGGGGTGCGCCAGTCTGCAAGGCTGGTGCGCTCTTGGAGCCTTCCATTGATGTTTTCCTTAGTGCAGCCCGTTCGTTTTGACCCGGCAACTATCCGTAATTCGAGTGACCAGCCTTCCGAGATCGGTGTAGTACCTTTCGGTCACACCAACCTTGGAGGACGCAGGATGAACCTTGCAAAGCGGACCGATGAAGAATTGATGCAGGCGTTCCAATCAGGAAACTCGGACGCCTTCGACACCCTCTTCAATCGGTACTACACACCCCTTCAGCGTTACCTGGAGAGCCGCATCCGTCAAGACACGGATAATGCGGACGACGTGTGCCAAGCTGTCTTCATGCGGGTTCACAAGCACGCTGGGGGGTTCCAGACGGGTCAGCTATTTCGCCCCTGGCTGTACGCGATGGCGGACCGCCTCGCGAAGAACGCCAACCGGGACTATCACCGTCGCAAGAAGCATACCATGCGGTTCTCCGATTTTGACAAAGAGTCCGACCATGCGGGTGATGTCGCTTGGTCCTTCAACCAGGAAGGCATCAATTTTACCGAGATCATCGGTGATGGGCCAATCAACGAGGCCGAAGTCAGCCACCAGCGAGACATCCGCGAGGCCCTGCCCAAGATCGTTCTGAGCTTGCCCGTCCACCTACGACAGATCGTGCAGTTCGTCTTGACCAACGGAGCCTCGCTCCGCAGGGCCGAGGCCGTCCTATGCGTCGGCCGTCGCACACTTAGCAAGCGTCTCGACGAAGCGTGCGCCATAATCCGCTCCCGGTGTAACCACGGAGAGATGCCAGAAGGCAGTGCGACCCTCTCGGATGTCGAACTCGCTACCGTTCGCGATCTAATCGACCTGCTCCCACCGGATCAGTGTGACGCGCTGTCTCGGGTCGTGCTCGAAGACAGCGAGGATGAAGCGGACCTGTCGTCGCTCTGCGCCATGCTTAACAAATTGATCGGCAACGTCTCCACAGAGGTCGCCTTGGTGTAGCACCCACGTCCTGATCGATCAACTTATCAGAGTGTGGCGGAATTGGCAGACGCGCCCGTGAAAAATGGTTCCCGATCAACTTGTTCGTCTTAGGCGAGCCGGCCGGAAACTGTTCTCAAGGGACGGGTTCATTCCAGGTTCGACTCCTGGCACTCTGACTTCCGTGAGCCGACAGTTGAGGGTTATCGGCTTAATATACCCCTCAGCACCAACTTGTTCACGGACTTGTATTGAAGCGCATGGGTGAGCCGCTTGGCCCAGGGTTATCCTTTTAAGATTTCCCCCTAGGCCGCACAACTTGTTCGCCCGCTTTTCAACCTGGAGCAGCACCGATGGGTTACGCCAAGCACCTTGCCAGCCCGCCGCAGACGGAGGCCCTGCCGGGCCAAGTCGCCAACTCGGCCGGCGGCTACTCCTACGGAGTGGACTGCTGGACCCGCCTCGACCGCTTCCTCGTCCTCGGCTGCGAGGGCGGCAGCTACTACGCCAGCGAGCGTAAGCTGACCCGCGAGAACGCTGCGGCCGTGCTGGAATGTGCGAGTCTGGACGCCAACCGCGCAGTGCAACGTATCGTCGAGATCAGCGCGGCTGGCCGCGCTCCTAAGAACGACCCGGCGATCTTCGCCCTGGCCCTTCTGGCAAGCTGCCAAGACAAGGCGGTCTATGGAGGCCGGTCAGCCGTGTTCGCAGAACATTACGGCCGCAAAGACGTTTCGCGCCCGAACACGATCGCCGATGTCGCGCTGGCCCATCTGAACGATGTCTGCCGGACCGGCACGCATCTCTTTCAGTTTGTGGAGTCTGTCACCCAGTTCCGTGGCTGGGGCCGGGCGCTCAAGAACGCCGTCGCGAACTGGTATCAGTCTAAGGACGCCGACCGGCTGGCCTACCAAGTCACCAAGTATCCGTCGCGTAACGGCTACACGCACCGCGACCTGCTCCGTCTGACCCACGCCGTCCCCGCCCGTGGACAGGCGGACGTGTACCAGTACGTCGCCCAGAAGGACAAGTGGCTCGCCTCCGCGAAGCCCGGCACCCGGACGCTGGTGTTCGTGGAGGAAGCTCGCACCGCGAGCACCAAGAGGATTTGCAAGCTGATCGAGGAAGAGGGCCTCGTCCGTGAGCACATCCCGACCGAGAAGCTCAACGAGCCAGAAATCTGGGAGGCGCTCGCCCAAGGTATGCCGATCACCGCCATGATCCGCAACCTGAACAAGATGACGATGGTGGGCGTCCTGAAGCCGCTGTCCCTCGGGACCAAGAAGGTTTGTCAGGCACTCACCGACGCTGTGATGCTGAAGGACGGTCGCGTCCACCCATTCAACCTGCTCGTCGCCCTCAAGACCTACGCCTCGGGCCACGGCTTCCGTGGGTCCAACTCGTGGACGCCGGTGCCCCAGGTCGTCGCCGCCCTGGAGGATGCCTTCTACCTCGCGTTCGGCACGATCGAGCCGACCGGGAAGAACCACCTGTTCGGGATCGACGTGTCCGGGTCAATGTCGGCCCTAATCAACAACACGAACATCTCCTGCCGGTCTGCGGCGGCTTGCTTGGCGATGGTTGGAATGCGGACCGAGCCGGCGTCCTACGCCTTCGGCTTCACGAGCCACTTCCAAGACCTGCGGATCACCGCCCGCGACCGCCTCGACGACGTGGAGAAGAAGGTTTACCACACCAACTTCGGCTCGACCGACTGTGCCGTGCCGATGATCCACGCTTTGCAGAACCGGCTGGTCGTGGATGCCTTCGTGGTGCTGACCGACAGCGAGACCTACGTGGGCCGCAAGCACCCGACCGTCGCCCTCGAAGAGTATCGTCAGAAGATGGGCCGTGATGCCAAGTTGATCGTCGTCGGGATGACCTCGAACGACTTCACGATCGCCGACCCGAAAGACCCCGGCCAGATGGATATGGTCGGCTTTGACACGAACGCTCCCGCCATCATGGCGGACTTCGTTCGGGAGGAAGCTCCCGGCCGTCACAAGGCCGCCGCCCGCAAGACGAAGGCGGCCTAACCGCTACAAACCTTGTTAGCTCCAGGTGCCCGGCGTAGTCGCAAGATTACGCCGGGCATTTTCATGCGCCCAGGGTGATGTCAGCGGTGTAGCCACTGTGGACATATACCTCAACGGAGAACTACCTTGTTCCGCGTCTTCAATGCCTTCCAGCTTGTCACCCTATTCGCCGCGCTGCCCTTTGGCATCGGCTGGCTGCACAGTGACCCGTTCCCGTACAGCACGGCCGCCTTCTACACGGCGATCTGCGTGTATCTGATCCTCTTCTGGGTCCAGGTCGCCGCCCTGGCGTGCTTCGTGGACACGAACAAGTGGTAGTCCAAGCCCTCTGCTTTGTCCTCGGCGTCCTTCTCTACTTCGGCCTGGGCACCCTCACCGTGTACAAGATCGGCAATGGCTAAGACCGTCACCACGACTGTCCGAGAAGAGCACATCGTCACACGCACTGACATCCTCTGCGCGATGCGTGCCAAGGGCATCAACGTACCCGACGACGCTGATGTCATAGTGCGAGTCCCTGGCGGCGGCGGCGACTGGTCCAACATGGACCTGCACGTCCACGAAGCCCCGGTCATCGTTCGGTTCTCCGAGACAAAAACGACGAACGAATGAGCTTCCTCCGATCCATCTGGCTGTGGCTCATCGGCCGCAAGGCCCTAGCTCCGCTGCCAGTGATCGAAGTCCGCGCCATGATCTGCGAGTCTTGCTCGGCCCGACGCCGAAGCTGGTGGCGTTGGTTCTGTCAACTGTGCGGCTGCACGATCAGCCGACACCGGCATCCGTTCAACAAGCTGGCGATGCCGCACGAAGAGTGCCCACTGAAACGCTGGGGAAAAGTATGACCGACGAACTGGCTGCCACATACACGTTGAAGCTCG